CTTTTAATAATTCCATTACACGACTTTCGCCTGCTGATTCTTGCGCACTTTCTGATTTTAATTCTTCAGTTGTTAACAAAGTTTCATATGGACCTTCGTCAGCTTTTTCTTGGTAATCTTCTCTAGGATCATTAGCTCCTCTTACTATAACATATGCTTGATCTATGCCGCAGCAACGCCCAACATACTCTTGCATTACTTGCGGAGTAGTAGGATAGCCAAGTTCAACATCGTAGTAAGTAACTTCCATATTTTGAAGTTGTGGAAAATCTAGTGGACGTTCTTGTATTGGTGTTTTCTTTCCAGCACCGATACTTTGGATATCAAATTTCTTTAGAGAAGTTTCTAAAGTATCTTCGAACTCTTTTGGTAGCTCACCGGCAACGCCCATTTTAAATTCATAAGTCTTTTTAGACTCTGTTAGTATTTCAGTAAATGATCTCATCGTAATTCCTTATATACTATTTATCTTTATTCATACCTTTTAGCTGTGCTAATAAGCTATTACGGTCTGTTACAACATATCCGTCACCATTAACAATGTCGCTATTATTTGGATTTGAATCTTTATCTTGCTTTTCTTTTTTAAGTTGTAATTCTATCATTTTAAGCTTTTTATCTAGTTTTGCTGTTTTAGCATCTAAAGAAGTCTTAAGCATGCCGCCTGCAACTTCAAATACTCTACTTGCATAGCGTGACTCAACATTCATACCTAAGTCCATTAAATCGTCATATGCATCCATGGCTTTTTGTGCAACTTCGTTAAGTTCTTTATCAGCCATATCTCCTAAGCCCTTAACTGCAGGTAGTGCTGAAGTAATTTTATCAAACTCTTCCATATCACGTATTGTTTTATTTTGTTCTTTGACTTCGTATTTTGCTTGCTGTTTTTCTTGCTTCTCAGCGTTTTTGATAATTTCTTTTGAATCAGGTAAATTAAGCAAGTCTTCAAGTTTTTTAGTCATAGTATTACACCTATATTATTTGAAGTATTTAGTTAAAATTCGTAGCCGTAAAATTTAATATCTTCTTAGCCCCACCAGCCGGCGCCAAGTCCTGTTAGCCATACACTGCCTCCGATGATTGCGGCAAGCATGACTAATAACCCAGTAAGCATAAGTCCTTCAAAGAATGCTGCTTTACGTTCTTGTTGCTTGTATAAAGTTTCTTCACGTTCCTTACGTATCTGTCTACGTAACTCGATCATTTCTTTCCAGGTACCATACCCGAAACGCACATTAAGCATTTCTTGTAGTTCTTTTTCTTGTTCAGCTAGTTTCTTTTTATGTACAATAATACTTAGAGCTTCTTCCTCTACAGAACCGCCGTTAAATAGTTTTGTAAAGATAGGCGGATTCTTGCGCTGAGTTTCAGCACGATTTATATCTGCTGCTGCGCCATACCACTTGCCTAGTTGCCCTACTACGTCTTCAAGTTCTCTGCCAGCATATACTAGTTTCTTAACTCCATTATAGGCGGCCGTTGCGGCGGAGATCGCTGTAATTGGATCTATCATAATTTTACCCTCAATTTATGGAGTTTGCCCTCTCCATAAGTATTTAGCCTATTTACGTGTGCGGCCTTGGTGGTATAAATCTTTTTCAGTTATAATACGAAATGTAATTTTATTTTGTTTTGACCAAGTTCGTGCTGCTTCCCACTTTGCTTGATTGATTACATAATGAACTTGATTATGTTTTGATTTTCCTAGATTTTCTTTTACAGCTTGATTGCTAGGTTTTACTTCAATAAGTTCAGCGTGACTTCTGCCTTTTGCATCATTATATGCTATAAAGAAATCTGGAACATAAATGGTGTGTTTGCCAGTTAATGGATTTCTGTAAGGAATACGTATTGCTTCACTTGCCCATTGTGTAATAGAAGGATGCTCATCACAAAATTTCATAAAGTGAAATTCCCATCCACTTCGATATGTAGGAGCTTTGTTACCAGCATACTTTTCAGGATTTTTAATCGTATACTTACCTTGTGCATACCTAGCCATTTTAAATTATAATATTTCTTTGACTAAAATTAGCAGATTCTAAATTTTGAGAAAAACCTATTGTGCTAGATTTAGTTCTATTAAAATTTAAAATTTGAGATATTGTAGTATTAAGTTCTACAGGACTTAACCCATTAAGTGTATCTATTAATTGAAATACTGGAATATTATTAGTATTTGCTTGTTCTAATAGCATTACAGATATTTTTCTAGAACTTGCTTTACTAAATCCTCTTTTTTCAAAATATCCATTTAATGCGTTATATTCATTAGATGTAACAGGCACTCTTTCATTATCCTGCCTATCAAAAAAATTATCTTGATCAAAATATTCCATATTATCCACCTTGAATTATATTTGTTGCAAGTCTCTTAATTGGTAATGACTCTGCTGTTTCTTCAGTCTGTGTCGACTTTGCAAACACATCATTCATTATATCATTCTTTTCTGTTGTACTTAATTCGTCGTATTGCCATGCATTAGTTGAATCAAACCCAGGAACATATCCTTTTAGTACAGCCTGTTTAGTTAATACTGCTCCAAATTGAGGTGAAGCATTAATTTCAGATGCTATTTGTGCCCCTGATAAAACAGTTGGTTGTCGAGGAATCAATCTGCTTGCAAGTATTGCAGCTGAACCTATTTGTGCTCCTCTAGATAAACCTTCGAACTGATTAAATACATTTGCCACTGTAGATGCCGTGTTTGCTATATTAGTAATTGTGTTAAGAGTATTTACTAATCCGCTAACGGGTGAGGGTATCACATTTGAAATATCAGGATTAACCCAGCCAGATGATCCAGTTGCTTCTAACGGACTAGGAGTTGTATCATAAAAGCTAGGATCTTCAAAATTAGCAGGTTCACTATTTTCGCCTACCTTACCGTTGTCGTAAAATACTGATTCATAATTTATTGTCATAGTATTTTCAAGTGTTCCTGCGCCATCGGAATAATCTAACGAATCGTGTCCCCAAGAAGTAACAAGCGGGTTTACTAATGTATAACTATACCAGCGCTGTCTACCTAATTGGAATATTTTAATATTATCAAAAAATGCATCAGTTTTATCGTTATCTAAACCGTATCTAAATCTATTATCTGAATTATATTTGTTACGTGTAGAATATGCGGTTGTTGATTGCCCGCCGTCTGTATAATAATAATTATAATATTCTTTCATCATAGTAGATGTTACACTACTGTTATCATCATGAAGTGTTATAGTAACAGGAGAATAATCTATTCTAGTCTGAATATTCTTTTTTCTATTATATTGATTTTTAGTATCAACACTTGCAGAATATTGAGGTAAATCTGCTGTCTTAACCATTACTGCAATTTCTTTTAAAAGCCTTGACGTGTTTGGAGCAAATCTTGCAACTTCGTCGTTTGGTGTAGCACCTGCACCTACTGCTTTTTTTAAATTAAAAACAACATGATAAAGATACTTTACATTTGGCGCAAACCTTAAAGAACTTTGTGTATAAAAGTTTTGTGCATGTTGTGCATCTTTTAAATGTATATTATTGTTATTACTATATTGATATGCCATAATGTATTTATCCAAAAAAAAAACGGAGACATAAAGCCTCCGTTTTGAATAGAATCCAATCTAAGTATTTTATACTACGCCGGTACCGAACCCTCTAGGTGTTACTTCGCCGACACCAGTTACAGCGCCTCCGTCAGTACCTTTTTGTATAGCATTATCATAACGGATACTTAATGCAACTGTGACTGCATCACTTGTACCGTATGCTAATGTGTTATAGTTTGCTGATTCAATGTAGCAACCTTTAAGTTCGAATCTATCTAAAACTTGTGGTCCTACACCTGCATTGCCGCCGTCTAGCATTTCAATAACAGTTTGGAATTTGTAGTTGCCGCCTGATGCTGCACTAGCTTGTTCAAAGAAATCGAACTGCTTCTGTAGCTGGCTGCCAACTGCTCTTTGTACATTGTTACTTGAATCTTCACGCAAAGTAAGCGAGATAGGGTCCCAAGTATGCTTACCTGCAAGATATGTTCTTGAGTTATAAGCATCTAATGTGATTTGTTCAAATGTTAAATTTGGACGAGATACATCTACAACTTGTGCTTGCATGACTTTTACGTTGTCGTCTACAGTTGCACCAAAGCTTGTAAATGATACTCTAAAACGATATTGAAGCTTTGGCATCAATAGCGATGAGTTCTGTTCACCCTCGAACGGAACTGATAAATTTTGTAATGTTGTTACTGGCATTCTATTCTCCTAATACAGTAGTATTTATCATATTAAGGGCTCTAATTAAAGAGCCCTTATTTTCGCATTAACCTAATGCTGCTATTTCGCCTGTGTTTTTAATTCTCAATGGAATGTAAATAAACTCAATTGACTTAACTGGCTCAATGGCTATATCTAAATACAACTCATTTCTATCTATTCTAGCTGTAGTGTTATTTGTTGTATCACATACAGTTACAAAGTCATACAGTGCTCTTAGATTTACAAGCTCTAGTAGTAGCGCATCTGCTGCTGCTTTAACTTGTGATCTTGTTGCTGCATCATTTGGTTCAAATAGATACGGTCTTGCAAGTATTTCTAACTGTCTACGTAAGTAAACTGTTAGTCTTGCAACGTTAACTCTATCTAATGCACTTGCACTTCTAGCACGAGTTTTTTGTCCAAATACTAACAATCCTGCACCAGCTACTGGTGTAATTGGGTTGATGCTATTTGAATATAGTACATCACGCTGTCCTGCATTTAGTGCAATTGAAACAAATTCTCCCTCAGCATTAATATAACCTGCTGCTGAAGCATTGCTAACTCCGCCGCGTCTTGAGCCTGCTGGAGCATACCAAGGATAAGCAACTTGGTCGTTTAATACTATTGTTCTTAGCGCCATATGCGAAGCTGGAACAACAACATTATTACCTGCGTTATCACTTGTAAAGCCACTTGGGTAATACATACCTAAGTACTCGTCTTTAGATACTGCACCGTCATCGTTATCTTCAACAGCTAATGCAACGTTTGTTGCCCAGTTGTTTAGTGATGTTGCATCTGGTGTTAGTCTAAATGGTGTATCACCTACAACAAATGCTGTTAGCTTTCTGTCATAGTTTAGAGTTACCATTTCACCAATTAGTTCAGGATATCCTGGAGTAGCCATTATATTGAATACTCTTGTTTCGTCATCTCTGATATCTTGGTTACTGTTAACCATTGCTTGTAGTGCTTGTACAACTGACTTACGCTGTGCATGGCGTCCAAATGTACCTGATCCGTCTGGTTGATTTGACGAGTCAGTTACCCAACGATGTGGATAGTAGTTTGCCATACTTGCATCTGATTGACGTGGGTTAGTTTCACCTGTGTCTACATAGTTACGCTCAAAACGCTTAACGTTAAATCCGCTTCTACGTAGGTTCCATAGCAGCATACCTTTTGGATATAGTGCTGGATCTGGAGCATCTGCGTCTAAGTAATCGCTTGATAGCATATCTACTATATCGCCTGCTGTATGTGCTGTTGCTGTGCCGCCTGTTGTTGACCAACGTGCATCTGCAAATAGCATTCCGTTTTCAGTAGTTTGATCTGTTTTATCAACAACTGCCCAAGAGCTTAATGTTGCATTCCAACGATATACAGTTGGGAAGTTTTCTAGATCTGCTGTTGAAATCCAAAGATCATTATCTACTAATGCAGTACCGTCTGATTGCTCTGTTGGAGCAGTAGCACTTACAATTGGACCTGCTGGATCAGTTGTTGCAAATTCATTTGCGTAACCTTTCCAATCAGCACCATCATGTACCATAATGTCTATTTCATCAATTACACTACTATACCAAATTTCACCATCTGCTGTTAATGTGCTAGGAGCACTTACTGATGCTGAGTAAGATAATACTTTCCATAATGAAACAACATAACCGTTTACTGTTCCATCTGGATCAGCATAAAAGTTAGTAGTTGTTGTTGCATCAGCTGCATCGTAAACTGCAAAACCTGCTGCTGCAAGCGGAGTATTTGTTCCATCGACTAGTTTAATTTCACCACCTAATGCGTGTGTAATAACAACTTTATTGTCAGCTGTAACACTTGCTGTTACGTTTGTAAGTCCTGCTGCATTAATTTCACCTGCCATTAAAGTTGCATCAGTTGTTGCGCCTGTTGCTGTAAATGCAACACTTACAGGAGTACTATATGCTGCACTGTTTTTTACTGTTTCAGAAACTGTAAAATCATATGCTTGTACAGTAAATGTACTTGCTGTGATAACTGGACTTGTTGCAGTTGCAGCGCCGTTACCTGCTCTAGCAAAAATTTTATAATCAACAATAGGTCTTGTTGCTTCAGTTGCGTTAACTTTTACATATACGTCACCTAGAGTTAAATTTGCACCACCACCTGTTTTATCTAACCAATACGTTGCTGTTGCATTAGATGCATAAAGTGGAGCAGATACACTTGACCATAGTCCTGTATCAATACTATATTTCTTAACTGAGAAATTTGCACCACCGTTTGGATTAGTTGTTTTTAACCAAACAGAGCCAGTTGGACGTGGAGATGTATCACTCGACTTCCATTCTGGAACACTTGTGTGAGCTGCTGTTGCTACTGCTGGAACTGCATATGTGCCTGCTGCTAATCCAGCTGCTGCTAGATCCATTGTACCTGCTGCAATAACTACTGTACCATCATTTGTGTTAGCAGTTCTATCTGCATATAGGTATAGCTTTCCGCTTACTAAAGATGCTGTTACGCCAGTAATTGCTGCACCGTTTATATCACTTACTAAATCTGCAAGTGTAGTACCTGATGCTGTAATTGTAGTACTGTTAATTAGTAAAGTTTCACCGCCGGCGAATGAGCCTACTGGTGTAATACTTGAAACTGTAGGCCATGCTGTTTCCCAAGCTACTGAACCAACTTGAACCCATGTTCCGCCTGTTTTCTTATACCAAACATTGTTTGAAGTATTAAGTGTAACTACTGCATAATCACCTACTGCACCTACTGCTGCTGATGGTGCTAAAGGATTTGATCCTGTTGCAGTATCAGCTGCTTCAGTAATTACTAAAGGTGTAACTGAACTAAAGCTCTGTCCGCCTGTTGTGTTAACTGCATTGCCATTCCATTCTAGTAAACCAAACACAGTGTTTGTTGTATCAAACCAACTTGCGCCATCTGTTGGCTTGCCTGCTGGAGCTGTTGCACTTGCTTCTAGTTTGCCTAGATCAAAGTCTGCTCTTGCTACATAAACTTGGTTTGTAATTCCTAGTAATGAGTATGCTGCCTGTAGCCCATATTCATTTAGTTCACCGCCGTGAATCATATTTCCGTTTGCGTCTGAGTAGAATGTAGGATCTCCAAATAGATCTCCTAAATCTTTTTGACTTGTTAACAGGTACGGTTTACCTGCATTTGCTTTTGTTGTTCCTGCTGCTACGGCTGTCCCTGCAGAATTTGTTTTATCTTCTGCCGAAGCAACAAATATCATTGGTACGGTACCAGGAGCAGCTGGAGTGTAAAAACTCTCATCAATTACCTGAACCTCAACACCCGGTGATACTAATGCCATCATATTTCTCCTAAAGGTTTAATTACTATAGTATTTATTAGATTTTAGGTTTATATGCTTGTAATACTCGGTGGTAAAGGGGCGGTAAAGGTACGATAAATACAATATGAGACCTTTGTGCATATGTAAACAACGCCCTGCTGCTATAAATTATAAGAAGAATGGTAAAACATTTTATAGACGCAAGTGTGAGCAATGTCTAAAACACGGCCTCGGGCACGGTATTCCGAGATGGCAGATAGCCGGATACGAAAAAAAGAACATATGCGAAAAATGTGGATACAAGAGTGTTCATCACGAGCAATTTGATGTTTACCATATGGATGGTGACTTGGAAAATTGTCGGCCTAGTAATCTAAAAACTGTATGTGCTAATTGTCAACGTATTGTCCAAAAGCTGGATGTAAAATGGAAACAAGGTGATTTAAAGCCTGACTTTTAGGTTGACAACTAATAATAGATACGCTATAATATTATTAAAACAAACGGAGCATCCATGGGACTAACAAAAGTGACAGCCGAATTATATGGTGATAAAACAGAGTCTAAAGTAGCGTCTATTGATTACAAATTTAACGAACGAGATCTAATTGAAGAGTTTCAGGAATATATTGACTCTACATACAAAGGCCATTATGCGCAGAATAAATTTCAGTCAACTGAAGTAATTATTGAACGCGGTCATGGTACTGGGTTCTGTATGGGAAATGTAGACAAGTACTCAAATCGTTATGGGAAGAAGGGTAGTCGTGCCGACGCTCGTAAAGATTTGATGAAGGTGTTACACTATGCACTTATTCAGTTATACATACACGACAATGATCTTTAACCTATTAGGAAACTATATCCTGCACCGCCAGCTACTTGTTGTATAACTTCTTGTTCTAGTTTATCCATTTCGGTTTGTGCTTCTGATTTAAGTGTGTCGCCATTAAGAGTGCTTCCGCCTTGTGGTCCTGCAATAGTAGCAAACTTTGATCGTGCTTCGCCTAGCATATATTTACAACTAGCAAGTGTATAATCTTTAATCCATTGTTTTGCTAGATAGTCGTCAAGTAACTGTTCATCTGGACGATAGTTATAGCAATATAGCATTAGTGTTTCGGTCGATCTAGGACGCTGTAATAACGTTAATTTCTTAGTTGAAGTATTCCATTTAAACTCAATAAACGAACCAAACATTCTGCCTACTAGCTCTTGGTATTGGCTAAACATATCGTATGTTGCTAGTCCTCCTAAATTTGAACTAGACATTAGATATGTATTTGTATATGCTAAATTAAACGGCTCGTATATTGAGCCGCCGTCGCCGCCACCTGTGCGTGATCCAATTGATCTACGAAATAACTTACGCACTTCAATTACTTCACTTGGTAACGTATATTCATTAGTATCTACAATTGTAGGCATAAACATATAAGATTCTTCAACTGAATTATCTGAACGCTGTCTAAAACGTGTTAATGCCTTTGTTAAAGCAGTTTCGTAATGTATTGGGTCAAGTTCAACATCAATCATGCCTCCGCCCAAAAATGCGTTAACATAATCAAATACCTCTTGTTTTTTTGTTTTTAAACTACTCATATGAAATCTCCGTATAGTATTTATCGTAACGATAAATATGTATATGCCAAAGTTATCTTTATATAAACCCGAGCGCGGTAATGATTATGAATTTATTGACAGACAAATTCTAGAAATGTTTACTGTTGGGGGAACCGACATTCATATCCATAAATATCTTGGATCAAATAATTTACCTGAGGGTGAAGCAGATGCAGTACAGCCTCAATACGATGCTGTAAAGGAAACTAACATACAAGATTTGTTGTTTCTTGAAAACAGAGATCGTAAATATGATCCAGATGTGTATACGCACCGAGCAATTTATAATGTACAAGACATTGATTTTGATCTAAGTCAATTTGGGTTGTTCTTATCAAACGATACATTGTTTATGACTGTGCATATTAGAAGTATTGTAAAAACAATAGGTCGTAAACCGTTAAGTGGCGATGTTATTGAGTTACCGCATTTAAAAGACGAGTATGCACTAAACGATTATGATGTTGCACTGAAACGATTTTATGTAATCGAAGACGTAAGTAGAGGTTCAGAAGGGTTTAGTCATACCTGGTATCCACATTTATATAGACTAAAACTAAAACAAATATACGACGGTCAGGAATATAGTGAGATATTAGATCTACCTGCTAACGAAGAAGAACCAGGTAGCAACACGTTACGTGACTTGCTTTCTACTTACGAAAAAGAAATGCAGATAAACAATGCAGTAATTGCTCAAGCAGAAGTTGAAGCACCATTAAGTGGATACGAAACAAGTCATTTTTACACAATAGCACGTAATGCTGACGGAACTGCTGACTTACAGCAAATAGAAAATCCTAATGGCGGTGGAGACATTACCACAAGTGGTCCTCCAGAGAAAGACGGATACTCCGGGTATCTTGTTGATTATGGTGACGGAGAAACTCCTAACGGTAGTGCATTTGGCAGCGGAATATCATTTCCAGGATCAAACGATTCTGGAGACTATTTTTTAAGAACAGATTATATGCCTAATAGATTATTTAGATTTGATGGAACTAGGTGGATTAAAGTTGAAGATAACTTACGTGAAACACTTACAAATTCAAATACAAGATCTACGCTAAAAGCAGGATTTATTAATAATAGTGCAAATAACACAATAGGCGGCGATACTATACCCGAGCGTCAAGCTGTTAGTAAGGCTCTAAAACCAAAGGCAGATAATTAATGCAACACTTTTATGATGGACAAATTAGGCGCTATGTTACACAGTTAATGCGTATAATGAGCAACTTTCCAGTCAAGGACGGTAAAGGAAAAATAACAACTGTACCAGTTATGTATGGCGATTTAACCAGACAAGTGGCAAACTTAATTAGAGATAATTCTGAAAATAAATTACCAAGTGTTCCCCGAATGAGTGTTTATATAACAGGATTAGATCAAGATAGAGAAAGGACACAAGATCCATCTTTTGTAAATAAAATTAATATTAAAGAAAGAGAGTTTGATGAAAATGCAAACGAATATCTTAATACTCAAGGCAAAAATTATACTGTTGAACGCTTAATGCCAACTCCGTTTACACTTAAAGCAAATGTTGATGTATGGACATCAAATACAGATCAAAAATTACAAATTATAGAACAAATTGGTGTATGGTTTAATCCTACATTAGAATTACAGACTACAGATAATTTCATTGATTGGACAAGTATTACTACACTAGAATTAGAAAATATTAACTGGAGTAATAGGACTGTACCAGTAGGAATCGAAAGTGAAGTAGATATAGCTACGCTTAGTTTTATTATTCCGATTTATATTTCACCACCTGCAAAAGTAAAACGTCTAGGTGTAATACAAAATATTATTACAAGTCTGTTTGATGAAACTACTGGTGATATCGAATCTGGAATCACTCAGCCGCAGGTAAATGCATACGATGACGGAATTACAGCCGGAGTAACAGAAACACCGAGTGGCAGAAAAGCAGTTACAGAGATATCAAGTCAAATGGCTAATGTAAATTATTTAAATTATGCAATTTATGTTGAAGGTACTACTGCAAAAATAATACATAAAGGTAGTTTAGGTACAATAAATTGGAATGATATATTTGAAACTCAACCTGGTAAGTTTACAGCTGACATATCAAGAATATATCTGAATAATAAAGATTCATCAGCAACACCAACAGGTACAATTAGTCTCAATCCTCTAAACGAAACAGTTTTAAATATAGCCTGGGATTCAGATAGTTTTCCGCAAGATACTATTATTGGTGGCAGAACAAGTGTAGATTTTATTATCGATCCTAGTACATTTAATCCTACGGCAATAAAAGCATCTGGAGTTCGTTTACTATTGCTCGGTGATATCGGTAATACCGATGCTGTCGAAGGCGCTGTAGCATGGAAGAACAACGATAATACTAACTTTGTAGCTAGTGCAAACGATATAATAGAATGGGATGGTGCCAAATGGATCATTGTGTTCGATGCAAGCGAGTCGGCTACAATTACCTATACAACAAATCTAAATACAAGTATACAGTATCGATATGCAGACGGATCTTGGTTATTAAGTATTGATGGTGAATATCCAGTAGGGACATGGAGAATTGATTTAGAAGTATAATTACTTGTATGACGAGTGATATTACCTGTAGCGGTGCTTTATTTTATACCTTAGACACAAATAGATTTTTATTGCTATATAGAAATGGCAGTAAAAGAAATAATCAATGGGGTATCGTTGGTGGAACAAATGAAAGTTCAGAAACGCCATGGGAAGGTTTAAAGCGTGAAATAGTAGAAGAAATAGGAAGTTTGCCTACTATTAAAAAAACAATTCCATTAGAAACATTTATTAGTAACGATAAACACTTTCAATTTCATACTTATCTTTGCATAATTGAAGAAGAATTTATTCCTAAATTAAATGGAGAACATACTGGTTATGCTTGGGTGACATTTAATAATTGGCCTAAACCATTACACCAAGGATTGCGTAATACTCTTAATAGTAAAATTAATAAAGCTAAATTAGAAACAATTTTTAAAATGATTGAACTTTTTTAAACTCTACCTACTACAACTTCAACTACGCCTTTATCACTAGTATCTTTATTGCCAACTGCCTTACCTATTACAGTACCTATACTTGGTCTATTGTCGACCATAGCATATCCTGAAATTGCACTAGTAACTAGCATATCGCCTTTTTCAACTTTGCCTATAACTTTGCATGGTACTCGACCCTGAAGTGCTATCGGCATTACTGTATCGCCTTCTAGTCCACTGTTCATTAAGTAAGCAGCATCAGTTGACACAACTCCAGCAATTCTAAAGTTACCTTTTTGATCTGTTGTAGTAACCTCGTCTGATCCACCGAACACAACCACTGTACCCGGTTCATATTTTTTATCACCTATATAATTTTCAGCAAGGTCAGCATAGTATGCTTCAAGTGCTGTACCATTAAACAACGTAGCATAAACTGTATTCCATACTGTTCCAGATGCTCCTAAATTTTTAGTGTTATTTGCAGAAGGCAACACATTAGTATAAAAAGTTGAATTTGTTTCTGCTAAATTAAGAATAGAACTTGTTTGAATAGCACTATTAGCTGAGACGTTTGACTTAACTTCAAAGTTCATACTAGCACCCGAAGTAGAATCAGTATTAACTTCTATTCTAGCAGCATTACCAGCTTGCTCTGGTGTTCCGTTTCTATGATTAAATGTTAAATTAGCATTACCATAACCGTCGTTGATAGTCATTGCTACGCCGCCGCTGCCTTTACCAGACTGTAAATCGCCTGTTGTAGCATAATCTCCAGTGCCGCTTGTTTTACTTGTAAGGTTATCAAAGGCATGAGTGTGACTATCATTTGCTACAGTAGCGGTAAGTGTAGCATTGCCTAAGTTAGTAAAAGTAGCTGAACCAGATACGTCACCGTTAAGAGTTAGTGTTGGATCACTAGTAGCAGTTGTAGTAACTGATGCTGTCGCATTGCCTAAATTTGTTAATGTAGCAGTTGCGGTGCCTGTTACCGCTCCTGTAAGTGTTACGGTTACCTCAGGATCTGGTACGTTAGTAAAATTAGTATGGTCTAAGTAATAAGTACCTTCTTGACCATCTAGTGTATCGGCATCGATACCATTGCTCGATCCCTCGTCACCTGTTGTAAGTATTCTTCCTGTAGTAGTTCCTGGTCCGGATAATTCCCAATAATCGCCGCCTTCGTTCCATTGCAATAGTGCATCCGTTTGCGCCCCTCTTTCAACTGTTATTCCTGCATTTGCAGTAGGTGCACCTGTGTGATCAGAATTAAGAAGTATATTATTATCTGCAATAGTTACAGTTTCTGAATTAACTTGTGTTGTTGTACCGTTAACTGTTAAGTTACCGGCAATAATAACTGTACCAGTATCATCACCTACTGCTGCCGGGTCTATTGTAAAACTCGTAGGACCTGCAAGATATCCCCCCAGTGTAAGATTACTTGTGATTGAGACACTATCAGGTAATCCAACTGTAGCCGATGATCCCTCGCCTGCTGTATGTGTAACTTCTACTTCATTAGCAGTTCCTGATATATCTGACATATAGTTACCAGTAGTGTCTGTACCTAGTGCAACACTATCTGCTTGTATAGTAGCAGCAAAACTTACATCTCCTAAATTAGTAACGGTGCCTGATCCTGCTACATCGCCAGTTAGTGTTATAGTAAAATCATCTACATTAAAATCAATTGTGTTATCAACATCTAAATAATCTACAGTAATGCCTGATTGGGAGCCTCCGCTAATCATTGCACCTACAGTATCCGATACATATTCTGCTATAGTATCTGATCCTATAGTTAATCCAGTGCTTGCAACTATTGTTCCACTTACTCTAAGATCTCCAGTTACTTCTGCGCTGTATATACCATTATCTGTAATTTCAAAAATATCACCGCCTGAGCCTGCTAAAATTAGAGTACCATCGTCATCTGGTAAAACAGTTAAAGTAATTTGTTGAGCACCGGTGCTGCCGCTTGCGCCGTCAAATTCTATAACAGGATTTAATGAATTATCACCTGTGCGTGGGCGTATGGTAATGTTTTTATCTGTATTAGCCATTTATTCTGAGTCCTTTTTAAATTCAATCTCAAGTCTGTCTACATCTTTACGTTCACCGTAAACTGTATAGAAACAATCAATTGCATCAATATCTGCCCCTGCAATATTAATATACACTTTGCCATCTTCTATCTTCTCAACATATAATTGCTGGAAGCCGAGGTTTGCTGTTAAGTTAACTGTAATTGACTCTTCATGTACTAGTGCTGTCCAATAGTCAGGTAGTTCAATTACATTTTCACCTTTTAGTTTACCTCTTACATATACACCATTTTCTGGACCCTCGAGTGATGCATATCTTAATTTATGATCTTCCTTAGTTGGGTGATCAATTACGAAGTTTTTAGTTACAGCAGTAAGTGAGTCTGCTACAACATCTCTAGTAAAGTAACCATCTCTCCATCTTAGACCGTTAGTACCTAAGTCTAAAGTACCACCTGTACCAGCTGCTGGCATAACGTTATTAATAATGTTTGATAGTAGATGATTGTTTACTCTTGCAGTTGTGAAGTATAAATTTGTACCTTCACTTAATGCTGTTGTTGAATGATTAGAAATATCATTTACTGTACCAGATACATTACCAGTTAAATCTCCTGAGAAGCCAGCGTTACCAGTTATAACACCGTCTGCTTCAATTGTGCCAGTAGCATCAATATTTTGGAAGTTTGATGTACCACTTGCATGGTTAACTCTACCAGTTAATGTACCTGTAAAGTCAGCTTCAACTGTACCAGCTACAAGTGTTTCACCGCCTAGTGACCACTTATCAGCAGTTTCATCCCAGCTAAAGAATTTGTTGGAGTTAGTTCCTCTATCAATTTCAATACCTGCTGTTTCACCTGCATGTGGTGAACTTCCTGACGGAACTGCATTAAGTAGTATAAAGTTATCAGAGAACGCTATCTGTTCTGATTCTAGCGAAGTTATATTGCCTGAAACTGTTAAACTATTTGTAATTTCAACAGTACCAAACGACAACGAACCTGCAACAGTTAAGTCGCCATCGACGTCAACATCGTTAAACGTAACATTATCTGTTGTAGCAACAGGTTGTCCTATGCTTATTGCACCTCCAGTAAATGTTACACCAGTGCTTCCTGTAATATGTGCTCTTACTTCTGATGCAGTTGGACCTGTGTAAGTAAACACACCACTTGTACTATTATAAGTAAGACCGCCGTCGCCGCCTGTATCAGTAACACTAACAGATGCTCTTGCTCTTGCATCTGTAAAGTATTGATTAGAACCTTCCGATAAGTCAGTTGTTGAGTGATTTGTAATACTACTTACTGTGCCAGTAACATTACCTACTACATTACCAGTTACGTCACCAGTTAATGGACCATAGAATCTTGTATCCGCAGTAATTGTTGTACCAGTTATTTCAGCTCTAGTTGTACCGCCTATAATTGTTCCGTCAATATTACCACCATTCACATCAACTGTTGTGAACGTAGAAGTGCCTGTTGAAGTAATATTACCTGAAACATTACCAGTTACGTCACCAGTTACATCACCAATAAAGTTTGCTGCTGCAAAGTCTTCAGACCCAACACTCCATCTGCCGCCGGATGACGTAGTCCATTCTAATGACTTAGTTGTTCCACCTGATAAATCAACTTCTAAACCAGCATTTTGTGCTGTGCTAGTACCACTGTTTAGTAGAATATAATTGTCAGCAAGTCTAATTTCTTCAGTATTAAGAGATGTAGTAGTGCCGTTTACAGTCATATCTCCTGTTACAGTTAAGTTTTGATTGACTGTCATATTATCAATTGCAAACGTACCGTTAACTGTTAGTGTATCACCGACTGGAATTGTTACATTACCTGTAACATCACCTGTTACATCGCCTGTGATATTACCATTAAATGTACTTGCATTAATAGTAGTACCACTAATAGTAGTACCTGTAATTAAGCCTGGCGATGCGCCACCAATCACAACACCGTCAATTGTACCGCCGTTAATGTCTGCACTTGATAGTGTAGCATTAGATGCATCAACTGTACTAAAGTGTGCTGTACTTCTGTCTGATGCGCCGCCAATTGCACCGCTCATTGTACCTGTAAATGTACCAGTATGATCACCATCTGCATCACCAGTTAAGTCACCTGTGAATAGCGGTGCTGTCATTGATGTAGTTGCAACAACTGTTGCACCATTTATCGACCCTGTTGCTGTAATGTTAGTATCTGTAGTAATTGCTCCAGTTGCGTCAAGTGTACTAAACTTACCAGTGCCTCTAGATGCGTTACCTATCGAAACTCCATCAATCGAGCCACCGTCTATGTTTACAGTTGATGACGCTAATGTTGTAATAGTAATAGAATCAATAGTACCACCGTTGATTGCATTACCACTGATTTGATCGTTAGCAAAAGTTATTGTACCTGCACTAACATCGATAGTTTCGCCGCCTGCAACTGTTACATCACCGTAGTGATGTCCTGTTACATCACTTTCTACCATACCGGCTACAAGTGTTTCGCTTGCTATAGACCATTTGTCATTTGATTCATCCCAGAAGAACGAAACATCAGTAGCTCCACGCTCAATTGTTATACCTGCATTTTGTACTGTACCTAGTGCATTTAGTTTAATAAAGTCAGTGTTAAAGTTAGCAGTAGACTCAGCAGTAAATGTTCCTGGAACACTAATATCTGCAAATGTAGTAGTTCCGTTAACGTCTAGGTCTCCGTTGATCGTTGCTGTTTGACCTGATGCAACAGTAAATCCTGCATTAAATACTGCATTACCACTGAATATTGCTGCGCCAAGTGTACTTGTGCCAGTTGCGCTTAAATTACCAGCAAATGTTGGAGCTGTAACGATTCCAGTAGCACTTATAGCTGATGCATAAATGTCATTTCTAGTTGCCGGAGCACCTAATTCGCCAAGTAATACTGTTGAAGTTAAACTAGTTAGTCCTGTAAATGCTGTTACAGTTGTGCCTAAATCCACTTCAGTTGCGCCTATAGTTACTGAATCATTTACAAGCTTATCGTTAGTAATAGCACCTGCTAACATTCCATTTTCAACCGATCCGCTTTGGATAACTGTTGTAATTGCTGCTGTGTCGCCTGCATTTGTAAAGGTTGCAGTACCTGCTACATCTCCTGCTAATGTAACAGTTACAGCACTTGACAATGCATCTGCATCATCTGCTGTACCTGTAAGATCACCAACTAGGTTAAATGCTGCGTTGTTTACTGTAGCACCATTAAGATCAACTGTACCACTAAATGTACTTGTACCTGACGATGTAATGTTACCTGTTACATCGCCTGTTATATCGCCTATAAATTGACTGCCGGCAGTTGCAACAAAGTCTCTGTTGAATTCCCATTTGCTGTTTGATCCAACTATAATACTTGGTCTACCTGAAAGACTGTCTGCTCCTACATAAATACCTGAACCGAGCAAATTGCTCATTGAAGACTCAGCATTATCAATTTTAATTGCTGCACTTGTAGTTGCAAAGTCGCCTGTATGGTCAATATCGCCTGTAATAGTTACATTACCTGTTGTTTCAAGAGTTGTAAATTTACCTGTATTAGGAGTTACATTACCAATTGGTGTGCTTTGAATTCCGCCGGTTGATATAATTGTTCCATTAACAGATAAATCCTCACCTACACGTAAATCAGTATTTTGTGTTTCCCATCTATCTTGACTTTCTACCCATACAAATCTTACAGTATTTTCATCACCTCTAAGAACTTGTATACCTTGCTGTCCGCTTGTTAACGGAGCACCAGATGTATAATCTGAATTAAGTGTAATAACATCATCTTCAACATTAACTTGACTTACAAATGTTGCTGCACCGGTAACATCTAATGTTCCTAATAAATTTGTGCCTGCTTGTACATCAAGTGTTTGAATATCAGCACTAGTATCTATTTCAACAATTTCAAATGTGCTTGTACCTGAACTTGTTACATCGCCCGTTAATGCACCTGCAAAGTTTGTTGCTGCTGTAATAACACCACCAGTAATTGGTCCTGTTCCTGTAGTTCCGCTAGTTATACTCGTGTTACCAGTTATAGTTGTAAATGTACCAGATACTGGTGTTGCTGCACCTATAACTACATTGTCCATATTACCTGAACTTGCATCAATATCTACAATACCGTCTATGTTTAGTGTATCGCCTGCTTCTACTGTTACATCACCTGTTACATGTCCATCAACTGGACCTACAAATTGGCTGGCTGTAATTGTTGTACCAGTAACTGTTGACGGAACATTATTGCCTATCACAGTACCGTCTATATTACCACCATTTATGTCAACATTGCCAAGTGTTGCAACGCCTCCATTAACAGTTAAACTTGTACCAACTGTAACAGTTCCGGTTGTATCTAATGTTGTAAACTTACCTGTGTCTCTTGAAGTTTCACCAATTTTACCAGTAACGTTACCAACTAATGCACCTTGGAAATCTGTTGTTGCAATAAAGCTAGTTGCTGTAAAGTTTTTATTACCAACTGTCCAAGTATTTGTGCCGTTGTTCCATAGTAGGCTTGTTGATGTACCGTTTTGATCAATTTCAATACCTGATGTAAATGCGCCATTTGACAGTCCTGAATATCCTGTATTCAGTACAATTGTGTTATCTGCCAGTGTAATATTATCAGTATCAAGTGTTGTAGTTGTGCCATTAACTGTAAGGTCGCCATTAACTGTTAAGTCTGTTCCTATTACTGCTGTTGATGTAACATTCAATGTGTTTGGTAAGAATGTACCTTGTACAGTTAAGTTATTAAACGTAGCATTTCTACTATTGTCAATTACAGTGTTAGCACCAAATATAATATTTCCGCTTGCTACAGTTAAGTCACCTTGTAGATCTAAATCATGTAGTGTAGATGTTCCTACTGTACCACCTGACGGTGCAGTAATGTTACCTACAAACCCTGTAGATGCTGTAATTGTTGTACCTTCTACATCTAAGAAGTCTGCGTTATCAGGTGTAGCACCACCTATACGTGTTCCGTCTATTGCGCCACCGTTAATATCAACAGTACTAAATGTCGATGTTGCAGAGTTAACAGTAAGTGTGCCGCCAACTACAACATTACTATCAGTATTTACAGTTGTAAATTCACCTGAGTTTCTATTTGCAATTCCGCCTGCACCAACTGTGCCAACTAAAGCACCTTGTACCGGACCAACAAATTGTCCTGCACTTACTGTGCCACTTACGCCTGCACCGCCTGTTACAACAAGTGTACCTGTTGTAGTTGAGTTAGATGCTGTTCCTGCTGTAAGAGTTACTGCACCACTTGCTGCTAGTGTTGTTACTGTTGCAGCCGCTGCTGTATTAGCACCCAGTATACCATCTAAGTTTGTTGCATTAACTGATTTTGCTGTATGATTAAGTATTACACTTGCATCACTTGCAAGCACATCACCTGTTAAATCTCCAGTAAATCCTGTTGTTGCTTCAATAGTTGTACCTTCTACTGCAAGAAATGTACCTGCTGCAGGTGTTGCACCACCGATTACAGTACCGTCTATATTACCACCATTAATGTCAATTGTATCAAATGTACCATCTTCAGATGTAATATCTTTAATATTATCTAATGTTCTGTCTGCTGCATTTACAAGTGTAACACCTGCTGCAAATGCACCGTCAGCAGTAGATTGTACATTACCTCTTGTAATGCCGTCTAATCTAGTGTTAGCAGTAATAAGCGAACCTGTTATGTCGCCTGCATTAAATGCACCAAATGCATCTCTAAATACTATTGTACTTGCTGTGTTAGTTGAAACTGCATTTGATATTACTTCATAAGCTATATCGTGTCCCTGTGTTCCAGTAATTGACAAACCATTGCCACTTACAGTTACAGTTCTTGCATAATCGCCTGTTGTATCTGCAACAATATCTACACTGTTAGGTTGTATTGTTGTATTGATAGTTACATTTGAAGTACCGTCAAATCCAATACTACCTGCAACATCGCCAGCTAACGCAATTGTTCGTGTTGTTTCTAATTTATCTGCTCTATCTGCTAGACCAGTTAAGTCACCAGTTACATCAGCAGTTACAGTTGGGGCAGTAATTGTAGTAGTAGCTTCGAATGTACCTGCTGTAAATTTCTCAGTACTTACTGTCCATGTCGATCCACCTTCGTCCCAGTTAAGTCTTTTAGCTGGAGAACTACCTCTACTTACTTCAATACCTGCTGTTAGTGAACCTGTCGGTGCGCCTGTTGCGGCTTGATTAACTTGTAATAGAGTTGTGTCAAACTGTGCAGTGCCGCCAACAGTTAAGTTGCCGCCTATGTCTGCATCAGTAGTAACATTAAGAGCGTTAGGAACAAAGTTACCAACTACACTTAAATCTCTAAACGTTGCAGTACTTGTCGAACCTGTGTTGGTAATATTTCCATTTACAGTTAAATCTGTAAATGAACTTGATCCTGATGCAGCAACAATGTTTCCTCTAAATTCTGTGTCCGCTTCAATCACCAAACCAGTTATGTTTGCAGGATCGTTACCACCTATTATTGTACCGTCTATCTCGCCGCCGCTTACGTCTATGCCATCGAATGTAGATGTACCAGTTGATGTAACGTTACCTGTAATATTTCCAACAAAGTTAGTTTCTGCTGTGATTACAGTACCTCTAATAACATCTGCTGTAGCAGCACTTGCGCCACCGATTGGTGTAGTATTAATTGTACCACCAGTAATTGTAACGTTACTACTTGTTATAGAACCACTAATGTCACCTGTAATTAGACCACTAACACCGATGTTATCAGCTTCTATTGTAACTCTACTCGATGTACTACCTAAAGTAGTTCCAGTAATAGTACCGCTTGTTGCGTTAATTGTGCCGCCAACGTGTAAGTTGCCGCCCATGTGTATGTTACCAGATAGACCAATACCACCTAGTATTTTAATAGCACCATTAGTTGTTCCAGTTGAGTCTACTGAACTCGTAATATTCATTACACCAGTAACAGTTGATGTATCTATAGTTGTTAGACCTGTTACACCTAATGTACCAGCAACTAATGTATTACCTGATCCCGGTTGTACAGTAAAGTTACTACTACCTACATTAAGTATACCTGCAATATCAGTGTTACCATTTGCACTTGTTACAACAAAGTTTCCTGAACCAACATTTAAGTTTGTACCATCTACAGCAAGTATTCCGCCTACGGTTGTGTTTCCGCTTGCAGTTACAGTTGCAACATTTACTGCTTTAGTTGTTTGGTTAATTAATACAGAACTATCACTTGCATGTAAGTCACCTCTAAACGCTCCTGCAACAAATGTTTCTGCGCCAACTGTCCATTCACCAGCAGTATTAGCCCATTTTAGTTCTTTTGTAGTACCAGATAAATCTATTTCAATTCCTGCATCTGCTGCTGCTTGACCTGAGTTCAATGTAATAATATTATCTGCTATAGCAACAGTTTGTGCATTTACAGTTGTGAATTCTCCTTCTACAGTTAAATCACCTGCAATAGTAACATTCTCTGATACATTTAAATTTTCTAAGAACGCATCAGCAAATCTTGTAGTCGTACTACCTATATCTGCGTTTAATGTACCTGCTTTTAGATAAAAGCCTTTTGTTAGTACAGAGTTAATTTCTAATTCATCAGATACAGCATTACCTAGTCTTGTAATACTACCGTAAAGATTAGTATTACCTGCAATGTTTAAATTACCATCTGCACTAATCCCGCCTGTCGCGCCATCTAGTGTAATTACAGTAGATACACCATCACTTAGTGTAATATCTCCAGAATTTGTAATTAATAAATTATTATCAATATTTGTTTGACCGTCTATAAAGACACTGCCAAAGCCGTCTCCTGATACAGTAAATTTACCACTATCAACATTAATGCCGCCATTTAGACTTGCTAAACCACCTGCTGTTATTGTTGAATTTGTTGCAATAGCACCACTGGTTGCGTTAATACTACCTACACCTGCGCCTATTGTTAAATTATTAGATAAAGTAACCGGACCATTTAAGTTAGTTTGTCCTGAGAAAGTACTTGTTCCCGGAGCAGTAATGTTTCCTAAGAAAGTCGATCCAGTTACAGTGCCGTTTGTAGTTATACTACCAGTTACGCTTAATATACCACCTGTTGGGTTAAATGTAAATGCACTCGAACCTGTAATTAACCCAGCACTTCCTGTAACTGGTATTTCGTTAACATTTAAAGTTTCTATATAAGCATTATCAGCAAATACATTTCCTGCAATATCTACATTGCCCGATACATCAATGCTGCCTGTTACATCGAGTAAACTACCGCTAAATGTTAGGTTTGAACTATCAGCAACTTCGCCTGATGATTGGCCAAGCAATACAGCATTAACTGTAGTTAAGTCCGACACACGTAACGATGCTACTGTTGCACTTGTATTTACATTTAGTGTACCGGCAATAATTGTATTTCCGTTTCCAGCGTCTATAGTAACTGTGTTAGTTCCTATAGTAACATCACCACCTATATCAAGTGTACCTTCGGTATCTATATTACCAGTACCTGCTTGTACACTAAATGCCTCTGCTGTATTACCTGTATTTCTTATTTCGATGCCGCCATCGGCACTTAATGTACTATTTAAAGTTGTGTCACCTGTTACAGATAAAGTGCCACTTGTAGCAATACTACCAGTACCATCGGCTACAGTAAACACACCACCGTCTGCTGTAATACCACCATTAAGTGTAGTTAACCCGCCGACTGTTAACGGACCGCTTGCAATATTTGTTGCCCCTGTATTCGCTGTTATAGTAAACTGGTTATTAATGTTAAAGTCGCCGTCTGCTGTAAGAGTTCCGTCAATTTGTGTATTACCTGTTGCGGCAGTTACTACAAAATTTCCGTTAACACTAAAGTCGTCTGTTACTGTTAGTCCTTCTGTTACACCTAATGCGCCAGTGATATTTAGATCATGTACAGTAGTTGTACCAGTTACATCTAATGTACCTACTATATTAGTATTACCTGTACCAAGTGCAACACTAAATGCTTCAGCAGTGTTAGCAGTATTTCTTACCTGGATGCCTCCGTCTGCGCTTAACATGCCGCCTATTTCGGTTACACCACTTGCTCCGGTTACGGTAAAATCAGAACCTACTGATAAAGTTGTGCCAGTAATAGAAGTTGTACCTAGTGTACTTGTACCTGCACTAAACACATCTACTGTAGTATCACCAGTTACATCTAATGTACCTGTTATGTCTGTATTACCTGTTGCATTTGCTACTGTAAAGTTGCCACCTATGTCAAGATTGCCTGCGCCTACAGATCCGTCCATTGTAAGGTTACCTGTAATCAGTGTTGCGCCTGTTGTTCCGTTTACTTCAAATACATTTGCAGTAAGAGCGTCAACTATTCTTATATCATTACTTCCTGTTACAGATAGATCTGAATTAAGCGTAGTGATGCCGTCAACTGTTAAAGTACTTTGTGTAGCAACAGCGCCTGTGCCGCCGTCTACAGTAAACTTCGTTGTGTCTACTTCAATGCCTGCATTTAATGAAGCCATTCCTGATGTAGTAACAGTTGTTAGTGTAGTATTCCCACTTACATCAAGTGTGCCAGCCGTTGCAACATTACCGGAACCGTTTGCTACAGTAAACCTGTCAGTGTCCATTACAAGACCGCCATTAAAGTTTACTTCACCATCAACTGTTAGTGTTGCACCACTTGACAAGTCAGTATTGCCGTCTGCATCTACTACAAAATCATTATTAACATTTATGCCAGTTGCTAATGATGCAAGTCCAGTTAATGTCAAAGTGCCTCCTGCATGTATATTTTCAGATATACCAATACCACCTTGAACTACTAATGCACCTGTTGTTGTACTACTTGCACCTAGATTATTGCCTTTTATTGTAGTTTGCTTATCTACAAAAAGTGTACCTTGTATATCAGTGTTTCCTGATGCAACTGCTACTTTAAATGTTTCTGAACCAGCAGCACCTATATCAAGATCAACACCGTCAAATCTAAAGTTTGCATTTGTGTTAAGTCTACCGTCAAGTCCTGCTAATGGAATATGATCTTGTGCTAAGTCTTGTACTTTTGCTTGTGCAAGTGTAGATAGTCCGCTAACTACTAATGTTGTACCTATCGTTGCACCTTGATTTACTGTTAACGCATCTGTATCAACAGAAGTCATATCAATTGTTTTTGATGAAATATCTACTATAGTTGTTCCGTCAGTGGCTTCAATGTCAGCTCTAACTTCATTAACAGTTAATTTACTTGTTGCACCTGTAAGTGTCCAGGAACTTAAACCTTCATCATACAAGAACGATGCATTACTTCCGGTGCCTCTACTAATCTCTATACCAGCAGTACTTGCTGAAATTACATTTGATGATTCTTGTCCATTAAGAACAATTATGTTATCTGCAATGTTGATTTGGTCAACGTTAGTCTGGGTAACTGATCCTGTAACTGTTAAATTTCCACCTATAGCAACATCATCTGTAAATGTTGCATTATCAGCATATACATGTCCCCAACGTGTTGAAACTGTACCAATATCATAAGCGCCATCAGTTTTAGTTAATATGTCGCTATCGATTACAGCATTTATAATAAGTTCGTCTGTTGCATCGCTGCCTATTGTTACATTAGCATTTGCATTAATGTCACCATCAAATGTTGCAGTTCCGGACGTTGTAAATGCACCATTATGTGTCATTGCACCTGTAGCAGCATTGACATCTAATTTTTTAGGTGTTCCACTACCTACAGTAAAGTTACCAGCAACATCAAGTGTAGCACCGATATCTAAATCGTTAACATTAAAGATACCAGAAACATCTAGGTTAACAGCTTTAATATATGTATCTGTACCCATTGTAAGATGACCTAGTACACTTACTCTGTCAAATTGCGATAGATTCATATTTAAGTTTTCTGTCAAGACAGGTGGATTTAAAGGAACTTCACCGATTGTATTTCTATCATCAATACTACCTGTTACATCTCCAGTAATATTGCCAGTTATACCCAGTGTACTAATAATTGTAGTAGCTTCTACAGCATTAAAGTAACCTACTGCTCTACCACTTATACCCCCTACATCAATACCAATCGGTGTATTTCTAATATGTGTACCAGCGTCAATAGTTGTACCTGTAGTAAATCTTCCTTCACCGTCAATTGTTCCACCAGTTGCATCAATGCCTGCTCTTGCAGTAATAAGTCCAGTTGCATCCATTGTAATGGTATCAATATTTCCATTAACACCATTAGTAGTATCTAAGTCTCCTTGGAATTCAACATGTGCTTTAATTGTTGTACCGTCGATGCTTGCCTGAGTTCCATTACCTATTACAGTATTATCTATATTGCCGCCAGCGATAGTAACGCTGTTTCCTAAGTTAGCAGAGTTATTTACAGTAACATTATTAAATGTAGAAGTACCTAAGACTGCGGTAATGTTTCCAGAAAATAAAGGTGCTTCAAATTCTTCTGCCTTGACCCTGAATTGACTAAATTCGTATTCAGGATCGCCGCCGTTTTCGCTGAATATAAGACTTGCATCTTGTATGCCAACACCGTTACCACGTCCAATTATTAAACCTGCGTTACCAGCGGCACTAATACCCGCATTACCTGTTTCGTTTTTGTTAATTGTAATAAAGTTTTTTTCAGTCTCTAAATCGCCTTTTATTAGCACATCTTCGTTTACTGTTAAATCACCAGTAATCAAAACATTACTAAATTCTTGGTCACTGTTAATTATAATAGTATCAGTTTCAAAGTTCTTAACTCGTAGATTAGTAAAATAACCTTGTGTAAAGTCAGCCGACGAATCATCTTGGTTAACAGTATTAGGATTATTCATATCTCCTATAAACTGTGTTCCTGCTGTAATAGCACCTGTTGCTTCTACCAAACTAAAGTATCCTGGGAAACTACCTGTACCAGTTGCGCCACCAATAGTAGTGTTTGTGATATTACCACCAGTGATTGTTGCAGCGTTAGTTGCAAACGTACCTACAGTTAGGTTTGATATTTGAGAAGCTTCTGTTGGTCCACCTTGTACGTTTAATCTATTAAAGGTACTAACCGTGCCCGAGCCGCCGCCGGTAACATCGCCTGATAATGGGCCAATAAATGCCGAAGAATTAATTTGTGTAGAACTTGCAATTTGTATATTACTAAATGTACCACTTGTAATAGTTGCGCCGCCGGTAAATGATCCTGTAAGCGCACCACTTAAATTGCCAAATGTTGCATTTCCTGTAAATGTACTTGTGCCTGCAACAGTAATTATATCGAAGTTTGATGTACCTCCGCTGCCACCAGTAGCATTAATTTGTCCTACAAATCCAGTAGTAGACTCGATTGTAGCACCTTTAATGTTCTGTGCAGAACCAGATTGACCAATTGAAGCGTTAATAATAGTGCCGCCATCGATATCGAAACTTGTTGCATCAACGCCTTGGAGTGTACCACCAGTAATAATTATGTTAGGCGAAGTAAGATTACTTATAGTAATGTTACCTATTGTGCCGCCTTCAATGCTGTCGCCACTAATTTGATCATTAGCAAGTGTTAGTGTACCGCCTGACAAGTCTGCTGTTTGGCCTGTTTCAAGCGTAAATGCACCTGTTATATCTGTACCAGCTAATCCGTCTATTATACCAGTAATTGTATGTGTCGCTGCAAGTGTAATGTCGCCATCTATATCAAGGTCGCCTAATATGTCTACATTGGTGAAGAATGCGTTGTTTCTATCTGCAAGTGTTGTTGTACCAACTTGTCCTATTACATCACCGGTTAAATCACCTTGGAAACCATTTGTTGCTTGAGTGGCTGTGATCGTTGTTGCTTGCACAGTATCTGAAGTAAAATCAACAATATTAGAAATATTTCTAGTACTCGAATCTATTAATAATGTACCTGCAGGTAATCCAACACCTCCAGATGTCGATTGTATATCGCCTTGTAGTACACCTTCAAATCTTGTAGACGCTGTAATTGTAGTTCCTGTTATTGTTGATGCAATACTATCACCGATCGGTGTTGAGTTTATACTACCTACTACTGCACCTACTGTAATACTAGTGTTTGCATCTAAAGTAGTAAAGTTACCTGGTCTACGCTGTGTATCACCAATTGTAACACCGTCTATAGTATTTGCAGTGCTGCTGTTAACTCTAATTGTATTACTTACAAGATTACTTACTGTAGCGTTTTGTGGTGTTCCTGTTTGCCCAATCGGTGTGTCTACTAATGTACCTGCTGTAAATGTAACCCCGTCAATTGTACCAGCATTTATATCAACAGTTGCTAAATCAGCTTGTGTTGCGTTTAATGTACTAAAGTGACCAGTATTTCTGTTTGCTGCATCGCCTACAACACCAGTAACATTACCAGTATACATTGCAGTGCCTAGTGTAGTACCTGCTTGTAGAATTTTTATTGGAGTGCCACCTGAATTGTTAGAATATAAATCACCAACAAATCCACTTGCAGCACTTGCTACTGAGAAGACTTTACCGTTTACAGTTAAATCATCATTTACTAAAATATTATCAAAACTCGATGTACCTGTTGCAGTAGCATCAATTTGACCTACAAAGCCACCAACCGGTGATCTTATCTCACCTGCTGTAGTTGTAATATTACCCTGTGTAACAACTATGTTACCACTGTTTAGTGTTACATTACCTGTTGTAGTAGTCAAGGACGTACCCGTTAACGCAGCGCCTGTGATATTTGCAGCAGGTGTTACACCGTCGCCGCCTATTGTAACACCATCTATTGCGCCGCCTGCAATATCAACTGAGCTTAATGTTGTTACACCACTGTTAACTGTCAAGTTACCTGATAGCGTAGTATCACCTAACACAGCTAATTCATCACCAACCGTAAAGTCATCAATTGTTAGAGTATCAACTGTAAATGATCCTGTAACAACAATGTTTTGGAATGTCGCTGTAGATAAATTTGGATCGCCTTGCGCATCAACGCCTCCTGGTCCAGTAATTGTTAAATTATTTGAAATAGTTACAGCATCATCAAAGTTAGAAGTACCTGTTACTGTAAGATTGCCTCCTACACTTGTATTACCACTTGATGTTATAGTTGTATTAGAATAAAGTGTTGAAACAAACGCATCATTCATGTCTGATGCTGTACTTGCATCAGTACCTATTTGTCCTATAACCTTAGTGTTAGCGGTAATAATTTGTCCATTAATATCACCGGTTGTAGTAGTAATATCGCCACTACTTGTTGAAATATTTCCTGTGCCTGTAGTAAAGTCTCCGCTTGTACTCGTAAAGTCGCCTGTTGTAGTTGTGATGTTACCTGTGCTTACTGCTACGCCTGTTGACTCAAATAAGTTAACACCAGTACCACCGTCGACAGTTGTTAAATCGCCTCTAAATTCTGTTCCTGCAACAAATATATCACCAGATATAGTTCCTGAAGTTGCACTAATATTACCTGTTGTTGCAACAAAGTCACCAGCAGTAATTGTAACATCTCCACTTGTAAGCGTAACATCGTATCCCGAGTCTACATTAATGTTTCTTGTGGTTAACGTATGTACACTTGCATCTGCTCTAGTAACTCCGCCAATTACTACATTATCTAAATTACCAGAACTTGCATTAACATTAAATGCTCCGTCTACGTCAAGAGTTTTGCCAACACCTATAGTTGCACTTCCTGTAGTATCGCCTGTTAAATTACCAATAAATGTTGGGGCTTGTATATCAACATTACTGTCTAAACTATCGTCTGTAGCATTGTATGTAAATGTAACATTTGTTTCGCCTGGATTACCGCCATTTGCTACATCACCAACATTAGTACTACCAATTATTAAGCCTGCATTATTTGCTCCAAGTAGTGTATCTACATTACTTGCAACACGTATATCTTTATCTTCAACATCTAGTGTTGCTGCGTTAATCGTTGTGCTTGCGCCGTTGACTGTTAGGTTTCCTGTTATTACAGTATTTCCAGTAACATTCAGATCTGTATCAATTTGTACTGAGCCAGTTACATCTAAATCAGTGCCAACAAATAGTTTCTTAGCAATACCAACGCCACCGTCTACGAACAACGCACCGTCAGATGCTGAAGTTGCATCTACTGTTTGAGAAATATGTGTTACACCACCGACATTTAAAGCGCCTGCTATACCAACGCCGCCTGCGGTAACAATTGATCCTGTTACTGTATCTGTACTTGCTGTTGCTGTCGTTGTCTTTAACACACCACCAAAATTAATATTTTCTGCAACACCTAGACCGCCATCAATTACTACTGCACCATTAGTACTTAATGTGCTTCCCGTAGTACTGTTAAAGTTTGTATCACCTGCTACATCAAGTGTTCCACCTACTGTAGTATTACCTGTTGCTGCTGCTACTGTAAGAGCCGTTGTGTTAACTGCTAAATCGCCAAGTATATCAGTGTTACCTGTTGCTGCTGCAACAGTAAATGCAGTAGTGTTTACATCAAAGTTACCAGTTATAGTTCCAGTTCCGGTTGCAGTTACGTCTGCTACAGTGGTATTACCTGCTTGAAGTGTTCCTGAAATTACTGTATTTCCTGTTGCATCGGCGACTGTAAATACGTCTGCTCCTGCGTTTTGTACAGCAAATGTTCCGTCTAGCGTTGTTGCGCCAGTTACATTGAGTGTATTGTTAACTACTGCTGTATCAGTTGTTGTAAGTCCAGTAACAGTCAAACTTGCATTTAACGATGCTAGACCGTCTACACCTAATGTACCTGCTATTTGTGTGTTACCGTCTGCACCATTAACAGCGAATGTAGAATTACTACCGACACCTGCATCAAAGATTTCAAAGTTTGCAGATTGTAATAATGTAACATCTCCACTTACATCTAATGTACTTGCTTGTGTTACTGCGCCTGCTGCTGATACTGTATAGTTAGATCCGTTAACGTCAATTCCGCCATCTAATGACGACAAGCCTGTTACATCTAATGTACCTGTTGTTACTACATTACCTGTAGTAACTGCAACTGTAAATGCATCGCCTGCTGCGCCGTCTGATACTGCAATGCCGCCGTCTAAACTTGCCAGTGAATCTACAGTTAATGTGTTATTAATATTTGTTACGCCGTCAACATCTAAAGTGCCGCTAAGTTGTGCATTTGCTGCAACATCCAAATCACCACCTACAAATGCATTTTCACTTATACCTACTCCGCCAGTAACAGTAAGTGAACCAGTAGATGTGCTTGTACTTCCTGTTCCTGTTGTTATAGATACTGGACCAACAACATCTAAGGTATTTGCAATAGTAGTTGCACCTGTTGAACCAACAATGTCAAATACCTTAACAGGTGTTCCTGCTGCATTCCAAATTTCAAAATTAGCTGCTGCATTAAGGCGTGTGTTACCGTCTACATCTACAACAAAGTCGTCATTAACATTAAAACCGCCGTCTAATTCTACAAGTGCAGATGCTGCTAATGTTGCAACACTTGTTGATCCATTTACAGTTAATGTTCTACCGGCACCTACTGTAATATCATATCCGTCAAGTGTTTTACCTGCGCCGCCAGTTATATTTGCAGCATCAATAGTACCGCCAGATACTTTATCACCTGATATCGAATCGTTGTCATAAGTTACAGTTGCTCCAGTTAAGTCAAGTGCTCCTGTTACTGTAATATCGTATCCACTAATTGTGTTACTTGTTCCATTACCTAACAGATCAGCATTGCCTATAACGCCGCCGTCTATTTTGTCACCGCTTAGTTGATTATCAGCAAGTACAACAGTTGCACCTGATAAACTTACTGTGCCGGTAAATGTGCTTGTTCCTGCACTTGTAACATTACCTTCTAATGGTCCAGTAAACTTATGAGCAGAATCGCCAGTGTTAGTAATAGTAAAGTTATCAGCCCTTACTGTAACACTAGTTACATCATCTATAACCGCAGTGTTTATGTCTGCTGCTACAACCGGTGATGCACTTGTACCTAGAGTAGACAAGCCAACTATATCACCTGCACTAACATCAATTGTAGTAATTACTGAACTTGCTATTGGTGATGCACTTGTACCTAGTGTAGCAAGTCCTACAATGTTACCGCCAGCAGTAACTTCTAAGTTTTGGAATGTACCTGTACCAGTAAGTACGTCTAAATCTCCACTTAGTGCTAAGTTTGTTAGAACAAGAGTAGAAGCATTAAGTGTAGTAATTGTTGCAGTATCTATAGCAGCATTTGTGCCTGGACCCATAACTAAATCATCAATGAACGTTGTACCGCCTAGACCTCTTGCGTCTAAGTCTCCAGTGATGTTACCTGTAATGTTACCAACAAATCCTGTGTTTGCAGTTACGGTTGTACCTGTGATTGCTGCTGGAGTCGCTGCGCCAATAACTGTTCCGTCTATTGTTCCGCCATCTATATTTACAGAATTAATATTAACAGCTGAAGTAAGAGCATTAACAACGCCAGTAAATGTTGCTACGCTGTCTACGGTTAAATCATTTACAAATGCATTAGCCGTATTACCTACTGCGCCTAGTACACCAGTAAATATACCTGTTGCGTCAACATTGTTAAAATTAGATGTTGTGTTAATTGCATTTGACGCATCAACTCTACCAGTAAAGATAGCAGCATCTGTTGCTGTGCCGCCTGTTTCTAATATTTTTTGAGTGCCGTTATTGTTGTAAATATCGCCACGAACATCGCCTGATAGATAAGATGATGCAGTAATTGTACTTGTTTGTACATCAGTAACGCTAAGTGTTCTAGCACCAGCATCAAGCATCATTACACTATCTTCGCCTAGTACACTACCCGAAATGTCACCGTCTAAGAATGCATTAATAACGTTAGCATACATATTGTTAAAATATGATATGCCGCTACTATCTACATCACCTACTAATTTACCAGTAAATGTTGCTGCAACTCCTGTCGAACCATTTTGAATAATTACTGTTCCGTTGTCATTTTTAATGCTACCCTGGAATGATGCATCTGTTCCATTAGTACCATTGTCTAATATTAAACTTGTTCCGTTAGATGCATATATATCTCCAACTAAGTTACCAGACAGTGTGCCTATTGAAGCATTTGCCATCGATAGTGTACCGGCAACATCTAAATTGTTAAAGTATGAAGTAGTACCTGTGCTCGGAGTATTTCCGTAATTTGTTTCTGTTCTAAGATCTATATTTCCATAGAATGTTGCATCGTCTATACTTGCACCACTGTCTATGATTAATGTATCAGTTGTACTATAAACGTCACCTTTGAATATTGCATCGTTGCCATTAGTACCTGCATTTAAAATAATACTTGTATCATCGGATGCATAAACATTACCTTTTATATCACCGTGTACCTTATCAACGATTAATTCTCTATTTAAATTAAATCTTTCTACCTGATTTGGAGAAACACCAGTGTATGTATAAGTTAGTGCAGGATTTGATCCTGCTCCTAATGTTCCACCTATAGTAATTCCACTATTGTTTAGCGCACTCAATGTTGTAGTTGTGCCGCCTAGTGTAATATTCTTATCAGATACATTTATTTCTGTAGCATTAACAGTGGTTAAGTTACCTTCAACTGTTAAATCACCTTGAACCGTTACATCACTTGTTGCAGTTAGTGTACTTAAAGTTGTGTCGCCTGTTACATTTAATGTGCCACTTGTAGCAATATTACCAGTACCATCTGCTACGGTAAACACACCACCGTCTGCTGTAATACCACCATTAAGTGTGGTTAATCCGTCTACTATAAGAGTTCCATCAATTTGTGTGTTACCGGTAGTTGCTGCTACATTAAATCTGCTTGTGCCAACTTGAAAGTTGCCGTCAACATCTAAAGTGCCAGAGATGTCAACATCACCTGTTATATCTGCGCCAGAGACAGTTGTTTGAAATCTTTGAACATCATTATGGTATAATATCTGGCTACCGTTAGCAGTTAATGACATGGCTGTTTTTGTACTAGTAGCGTCTTGGAAAAGAATTGAATTAGCAGATCTTAGGATCAACCCTCCTGCACCAGATTCATGTATATAACTATTAGATCCGTCATGATAAATTTCTAAATCTTGTACATTACCAAATTGTATCTTTTCGCCATCGCCTAACTTTATATCGTCAGCAACTAAGTTGCCTACTGTTGTTTCACCAGTTACGTCTAAAGTACCAACTATTGCAGTATTACCTGTTGCTGCGGTTACAACAAAGTTGTTTGATCCTACATTTAGTGATGTGCCGTCTATTACAAAATCTGCTGTGCTAATTAGTCTACCATTTGCAGCACTTGTATATACAATTCTGTTAGCAGGTAAATCTAATATTTCAGCTGAATGTAAAGATGCAAGGTTTGAAGTAATAAGTGTTCCAGTGACATCTACTCCTGCATTTGTAGTTTCAAATCTTTTTGTATTATTATAATAAAGTTCAGTTGCACCATCTGCATCTAATACTGCTGTTGTTTTAGCACCATCGCCTCTTGTAAGTGTTAGTATATCTGTTGCTATTGTTAAGTTTCCTACACCAGTATCTTTAATGAACGAATTAGATCCATCGTGGAAGATTTCTAAATCATTTCCTGTACCAATTAGTAACTTTTTATTGTCTACTATACTAATATCACCGAGGGTTGAAACGTCCCCATTTGCATCTACAATAAATTTGTTAGTGTTTACGTTAATGCCACCATCTAAGAATGCTGTTCCACTAGTAACAGTAAAGTCACCTGCTACGTCTGTATCACCTGTAGTTGCTGCTACATTAAATTTATTTGTACCAATTTCAAAGTCGCCGGCAACAAATAATTTTTTAGCAATTCCTACACCGCCTGAAACTATTAGTGCACCTGAAGTTGCATTAGATGCATCGTTAGTATTACTTATAGTTGTAATACCTTGTATGCCAACTGTATCTCTTAAAATAGTTGTATCTGTTATATCTAGTGTGCCTGACGTTGTAATATTACCCGTTGTATTTGCTACAGTAAACGCACCGTCGACGTCAATTCCGCCATCAAGCGATGCAAGACCAGTAACATTTAATGTTGATGTAGTATTAACTGCACCTGTGTTAGAAACTGTAAACGCAGCACCATTAACATCAATACCGTTATCTAAACTTGCAAGTCCTGTGCTTGTAAATGTGCCACTTATTGTTGTGTTAGCATTTACTGTAACTACACCAGAACCAAACGGATCAAGTATAATAGCGCCATTTGAATTTGTACTTGAAATTGTATTTCCATCAAACGTTAAGTTGTCAACTGCTAAACTACCAGTAATGTCTACATCAATTACTCCAGCGCCTACTGAATATGTAAATTGATCACTGTAGCTTATTTCTTTACTACCACCTGATAGTACAACTCTATTTGGATTTACATCACTGATAATTGCACTTGCTAGTGTAGTTTCACCAGTAACATCAAGAGTGCCAGCAATCGTTGTATTCGGATTAATTTTTACAATTGGAGCACCTGTAGTTGTTTCAACGTCAATTATACTTGTATTAGCATCGTCTTTGATACTTAAAGCATCAAATAAATTTGTCGGAACAATGATTTCATTCTCGCCTGTTGCACCTTTAAAGTTAATATTTTGTGTAAGATAAAGTTCTCTCCAAGCCTGCGCTGAACTACCTAAATCGTATGTGTTGTTTATATCTGGAATGATACTACTATTAATGTCAGCGCCAAATGCTACTGTATCAGTTGCAGCATCACCAAAAGTTAAATTACCTGAAATAACTGCATTGCCAGCAACATCTAAGTTGCCGCCTATGTATAAGTTTTCTGCTATGCCGACGCCGCCGTCTACAATTAACGCACCTGTTGTTGTAGTAGTAGATCCTGTTGTGTTATTAATACTAACTACGCCGTCTACACCAAGTGTCCCTGTAACTAACGTATTTCCTGTGCCGCCGTCTACACTAAACATCGAAGCAGATAATGCATCTAATATTTCAAACTGCCCGCCCTGTGAAATCGTAGTATTACCATTTGATCCGTCGATTGCAAATACCGTTACCGGAGTACCAGCGGCATTTATCATTGTAAAGTTTGCAGCAGTATCTAATGTCATATTTCCGCTAAACTCTGATGTTGAAGCAACATCCATATTTTGGAAAGTTGAGTTATTAATTGTTGCACCTGCCATATCAACTGTGCCACTAAAGTTTGCTGTACCACTAAAGTTTGAAACACCAGTTGAAGTAATGTTACCTAATAGTCTTACGTTTTCTGTTGTTAAATCTATATCTTTATTAAAGCGCCATTGATCACCTGGATTCTTATATTGTATCCATGCTCCTGCTGTATCAACTGTTAGGCCTGCACCATCAGCAGCAGCAGCGTTTGCAGCACCTTTTGCAACAGTAATGTTTAAATCTTCAACATCTAATGTCGAAGTATTTAACGTTACTGTATTACCTTGTACTATTAAGTCTCCACCAACAGTAACGGCTCCGGTTGTAGTAATAGATGTAAACGCACCAGTTGATTCTGTATTTCCTGCACCTATTGAAGTATTTTCAATACCGCCAGATGCTTCGACTGTTTGAGTAACATTTACAGTTCCCGGAACACTTAAATTGTTTGAAACTGTTACTGTATGGAATTGAGAAGTGCCTGGAGCTGACGCATCTATTTGGCCTGTAAACCCGCCTGTTGCTGTGACAGTAGCAGCACTTGTATCAACGATAGTTGCATTTAAAGGTGTTTTAACATCTGCAATTATAGATGCATCTGTGCCGTCTGTTCCTGAATCTAAAATATTAAATAATGTCACACCATCGGTTGTATATACATCACCTAGTAAATTACCTGTAAATCTTTTAAGGTCATTATCTACAATAACTGAACTATCTTCACCTATTATATTACCTCTTAAGTCTCCAGTAACGTTACCATCTACTTCACCTGCAATGTCACCAACAAACTTAGTAGTTGCTTCAATAACAGTACCCTTAATAGTTGAAGGAGTTGTAACGCCTATTCTAGTGTTATCAATATTACCAGCAAAAATATTTGCTACTGTTAAGTTAGCAGTGCCGTCAACCTGTAGAAGTGTGTTAACTGTAATTTCGTTAAGAGCAAATGTTGTAAAGTCTAATGCGCCTTCAACAACAATATTATTAAAAGTAGATGTACCTGATGAATTAATGTCACCTGTAATTAAACCAGACGAAGCATTAACAATAGTTGTTGTGCTATCTTCACTTATAACACTACCGTATAATACACCTTGCACATTACCTGTTACATCACCTAATAAGTCACCTGTAACATTACCTGTTACATTACCGTAAAGTCGAGGTTCAACTCCGCCTGTACCAGTATTAAGAACAGGAGTAGTGCCTCCTGGGCGATAAAGGTTACCATAAACGTCACCTGTTACAGTGCCGCCTGATAAACTACCAGTAACATTACCTACTAAATCACCTCTAAAATCAGTAACAGCAAAAATAGTATCAGCACTTAAATTACCTTGTGTAATATTAATAGTACCTTGAGTAACATTAATATCACCAGTGGTTACTGTAAGAGTAGTTACACTAGCAGCAGAAGCAACATTTGAACCTATAACTGTGCCGTCTATTTCACCACCAGCAATATCCACACTACCTGCTGTAATCTGGCCAGTAACGTCTACATTATTACCTACATTTAAATCAGTACCTACATCAAGTGTAGCAATGTTTAAACTATCAAATTGGATGTCACCTGATACACTAAGGTTTTGGAAATAACTGTAACTTGCAGCACTCTCTCCTCTAGCATCAATATTACCAAATAAATCGCCACTAAATCCAGCAGTTGCTGAAATTGTAGCGCCATAGATATTACTGTTAATAAAATCAATAATCTTAGTACTGTCGTTTGCTAATACGTTACCACGTAAATTACCAGCAATCTCTTCTTCAACATTTATACTAAAGAAACTAGACAAGCCAGCGCCAACAGTTACATTACCTTCTATGTCACCTACAACATTACCTATGTATGTAGCAGGTAAAGTTGCAGTACCTGTGTCTAGAATAGGAGTTCCTGAATCAAAAGGACTATAAACATCACCTGTGACATTACCTCTAAAAGCACCTCTTACTTGAGCAGTATTTGTAAAGTCCCAATAGCCTGCGCCGCCGTCTTCCGTCCAAAGTAGATTTGCATCTACGCCGTTACCTCTGTCAATTTGGATGCCTGCTGTACCTAGTACAACACCAGTAACTCCGTCGCTTTGTCCTTTGTTTAAAACAATTGTATTATCTTTAATATCTAAATTATCGGTATTAACGGTAGTAGTTGTGCCTTCAACAAATAAGTTATTACGAATTGTTAAGTCATACAAAGAGGACATATTGTTGTTTGGATCTTCAATTTTACCTTGAAATCCTTGAGAAGAACTAACTACTCTACCATTAATGTCACCCGAAACATAATTTACAATTACCGACGAATCATCGCCAAGTAAGTTACCTTGTACATTACCTCTCATATCACCGATGTAATATGCTTGATTTCCTGTTGCGCCTGTATCTAATACTCTAAATGATCCGTCTGCAGAATATAAATCTCCGAGAAAATCACCTATAAATTCGTCACCAGTAAATTCATTAGAACTAATCGATGCCATATTAAGAATTGTTCTACCAGCAGCGTCTAATAATAATATATCAGCAGCATTAGGATCACCCGTTGTAGAAACAACGTTACCTTTTAAATTACCTTCAATATCAGCAGTAATATTACCTGATGCACCACTAAGGTCAATTTCGCCTAACACTGTGATATTTTGGAAATAACTTCGTGTGTTAACATCAACTGTTCTTGTATCGACATTACCGACTACGTCACCTACAAAATTACCTGTTGCTGTAATCGAAGCACCAGTAATCGACGAGTCAAGATAATTAACAAGTACAGAACTATCTGCTGCAAGAACATTACCTTTAAAATTACCTACTGCTTCGTCAGCAATAACTATATTATTAAAGTTAGAAACACCTGACGCGGCTGTGACATTCCCAGTAACATCTCCGATTACTTGTCCAGTAAATACAGCATCAGTACCATCTGTGCCTGAGTCTAGTATTTGTGATATTCCGTCTATTGCGTATACATTACCTGCTAATGTACCTGTAAGTCTTTCAGCATTAGTATCTAATACTGTTTCACCTAATGTGTTTAAAACGTTACCTGTTACGTTTCCTGCAAATGTTGCATCTGTGCCATCAGTACCTGAATCTAAAACAACCTGGCCGCCAGTAGCCTTAATGTCTCCTACTAGTGTTCCAGTAATCTCTCCACTAAATCCACCTGTTGCTGTTATTACGTTACCGTTTATATTTTGACTAGATATATCAATTAACAATGTACTATCAGGTGCAACTACATCGCCTCTTAATGTACCTGATATTTCTTGTGCTACATTTATACTATTAAATTCGCTTAGTCCTGAAGTTGCTATAACATTACCTTGTAGTGTTCCGACTGTGGTACCTTGTAGTGTTCCATAAAATGTTTTTGTTGCATTGTTAACAATTACACTTGAATCTTCAGCAATAATATCACCACGTAAGTTTGCTACAAAATCGCCAGTGACAATAAGCTCGTTAAATCTAGAAGATCCTGATGATACAATGTTACCTCTAAATTCAGTCGATGCTTCAATAATTGCACCCTGTAGTGTAGTAAATACACCACCTCTTGGGGTTGTAGCACCAATAGTAGTGTTGTCAATTGTACCAGTAGTTATACCAGCGCCGATTGTTACAACATCTAATATTGCATTATCAACCTGTATGTTATCTGAATCAATTGTTGAAATATTTAATGACGGAAATGTAAGTGTATCTTCAACTGTTAAGTTTCTAAAGAAACCATCACTTTGAGTTCCTGCGGTGTTAACATTACCTGTTAAATCGCCTAACACATTACCACTTACGTTACCAACTAAATCGCCTTTTAATATATTAGAGAACGCATCAACCATTTTAGTTGAATCGTAAGCAAATACATCACCTGTGAAGTCTCCAGAAGCTGTACCAGTAAATGTACCCAATACTTCGCCTTCAACGTTACCTGTTAATTTTGCAGGAATATTTGTTCCGTTACCTGCTTCTAAAATTTTATCTCCGTTACTTGCATATATATCACCTGTAACATCACCTGTAACATCACCTGTTAGATCACCTGTAAGTTGACCGCCGCCTTGCAACGAAAATACACCAGTAATGGTTATGTCATCAAATCTACTTTCGCCGCCGCCATTTGACGTTGCATCAATTTGTCCAGTAACATCAGCATCTAATGTAGCTCTTGCAGTACTTGTATTTAGAACGATTGAACTATCTAATCCTAGGACATTACCGTATAAGTCACCTTCAACTGATCCTTCTACGACACCCTTTAGGCTACCTGTAAATAAATCAGCAAACATTTTGTCACCGGTAAAAATTGTACCAGTAACACTTGCAGGTACATTGCCACCGATTGTTACAGCATCCATTGTGCCGCCGCCGATGTCTACTGATCCAAGAGTTGAAATACCAGAAACTGTCAATGTGTTATTAACTGCTAATGAAGCAATTTGTAGTGTGTCAAATGTTAGATCACCTGTAAAACTTGCTGCACCAGTAACTGTTAATGAGCCTGCTTCAAGAGCAGCAATATCACCAATTTGTGCATTCATACTAGAGAATGACGATAGTCCAGCAGCAGCAGTAACATTACCTGTTACATTACCTACAACATTACCGTCAACATTACCAGTGTGTTGTCCTGCTGTATCGCCAACTAAGTCGCCTCTGATAATTCCAGCAAATGCATCTATTATAACAGTTGTACCATCTTGTGATAATACATTTCCTCTCAAGTTACCATTAACATCACCTGTCATTTCGTCTGTAACTATTAGTGTCGAAAATTCAGCAGTAACATCTGTAGCAGTAAATGAATTTAAAATTGTTACATCATCTGCAACGATATCAACTGGATAAGATCCACTGCCCAAAGTAACGCCACTAATTTGTCCACCAGTAACATTAATATTACCAAATGTAGTTCCACCAGTAACGTTAAGAGTTCCTCCGACAGTTAGTCCGCCATCGATATTTACAAGAGATTTAAAGTCAGCAAGTGCTTGTACCTCTAATGTGTTAAACGTTAGATCACCTGTAACAATCAAATCGTTAAATCGTGATGTACCTGTAGATAAAACATCACCTCTAAATCCACCAGTTTGTGCTTCTATATAGGTACCTACAATAGTTGTACCTGTAATATTAGTTGTGTTTATAACAGCGTTATCAATATAACCGCCATTAATATCAACGTTATTAAATGTACTAACACCTGTTGACGTAATATTACCTAAAATGTTAGCAACTTGTAATTCTTCTTGAACAATAATGTTATCAGTAATAATATCATTAAATCGTGACACACCAAAGGTTGCAGTGACGTTACCTTCTAAGTCACCGCTTATTAATCCTGAACTAGCATCAATGATTACATTCGAATCGTCTGATAAAACATCACCTCTATGTTCACCAAATGTAGTACCAGTGAACGTAGCGTCAAAACCATCTATACCTGTATTTAAAATAACATCACTATTTGCTGCAATTAGTGTACCTTCGAAACGTCCGTTAATTTCTTTTGTAGCATGATTGATTATAATACTACTATCGTCAGCTAATACATTACCACGTAGGTCGCCACGCATTTCTCCTGAAACTATAATGTTTTGACTAAATGTTGGAGATATATCAGTTCGTGCTAATACTGTGCCTTCGATCCCATCAACTGTATCTGCGTCAACTCCTAATGCATCAACAAATGCTTTTGACACTCTATTGTCAATGAATATATTAACATCATCTTGTGTTAATGTCTGAGCCGATAATACACCAGTGTTAACATCATAAATTAAGTCACCTGTTACACTAATAGATTCACGAGCTCTAGCTCTAGTGAAGTAAGCATTTTCAAATCCTGATGCTGCTTCTAAATCGGCATCAGATGCTTCTGGGACTTCAGTTGTAGTAAGTGTGTTTAATCTGTTATTAAGTATTGTAATACTTGCGGCAACGTTTGCACTTACACCAGACGTATCTGGAATTTCGTCACTTGTTAATGATGTAAAAGAAATCCACGTACTGTTATAATCATTCGGATAAACTCCAACAGGAGATCCTGTAACTGTAACATAAACATTGTTAGCCCACTTAACAACAGACAACGGTGGATATAATACAAGTGGATCAAATTCACCATATGCGTTAAATCCAGAACCTAAAGGTGTCCAACCGCCATTAACTTGTGTAGGATATACAGCAGTTTGGTCTACTGTTGTATTAACATATGTTGACCCAAGATAATATGCAACATCATATGGTTGATATGTAACTGTATGATCATACTGCCCTGTTATATTAAAAATACTTGTTACTAGAGTATCTTCATCAACGAAAGCGCCGATCATAATAGTGACTTCACCACCATCGGTTTCGGCTCTTAGTTGATCTCCAGGGCGTATGTTTATAACTTTAGTATACTGTGCATCAGTACCTGGAGCAACTTCTAGTATTGCAAAAGGTCTTGTTGCAGGCTCAGATGCGTCATAAAGACTTAAAGTAACTTTAATTGGATCGGTTGTAGAATTAGGTGAAACACCTTCATTCAGTATGGCAACTGTGTGTACGTTACTTTCTTTATCTAGTGGGCCTTCGAATAAAACCTCTTGATTGTTCTCGATTACTCTTGTCGTGCTTATAAAAGACATATATTAGTTACTCCCAAAGATCAGTGCCATTATTCTTGCTTCACGTCTTGCTCTCTGTTTCGTAAAGTAAAGATTTTGTGTGCCCTCATCTAGATCATCAGTTGTATGATTATCTAAACTACTTACTTGCCCATTTAAAAATCCGTTAAACTCTCCGTTATTAGAGTCCACAAGTCGAGAAGAGTCTTGCCCAAACACATCCCCCTGGAAATCAGCTTTTACTTTAAAAGCTGTAATATTACCTATTACCTCAATTTTGGTTGTAGGATCGATAACACTACTACTGTCATCATAATCGCCTACTACGATTTTGCCCTCACCGATAACATTTAGATCACCCAGATTATCAATATCCATAAGAACGGTTTTTGTCAAATCTGTTGTTGTAAAGTCAATGTTATGGGTGCGTAGTCCATTCTTGACTACGAACTTTTTATTATTAGCCATCCGGTTCACTCTCCCCTAATTGGCATGCTGTAAGGTATTTATGCCAATCGAAGTTTAAGCGGATAATAATGTACTGTTTTATTAGATTAGCATCAGCATTTCTACTATACGAAAACTTACATTTTCGGTAGAATCATCTATAGCATTTGTTGCTAATAATCTTACTAAATCACCTTCAATATCTACATCAAATTCAGCAATAGGAAGGTCTGTAGTGTGTATAACACCGAATTCTGTTGCCGAAGCATTGGTACCGTCATGAACTAAAAGTAGTTCACTTATTTGTCTTTTACGTGAAGGTGTGTCAGCCTGCACAATATATTTTGCACTGCCAAAAGAGTTTTTATCAAACGTTGCAATTACTCCGTCAGTAAAAGAGCTATCATCTGATATTACTTTAGCCGTGCCCCGTTGCTGATAGGAATTATGAAATTTTATACTATCAGTAGTTTCGTCATATTCTATATTAGTAGTTGATGCACTTACGCCGTTTTTAATAAAAACAAGTTCGTTTTCTTCACCGTTTAATCCTAGTGATCCCGGAGGTAACCATGCTCTATTACCAACTGTGTCAGAGGTAAGAAAATAATCGTCACCAGGAGGTACACCCAAATCTGCTTCAGCAGTTGAAACATCAATAAATGTAAATCTATCCGGCGCAACAGTTTCAACTTCTGTTGGCGGTGTCTTAGTTACTCTACCACTGAGTAACCCTATTCCTCTAGACATCCTCAGTCTCCAGCAAGCTCAAGCTTAATCTTATCGGTGCATCAATATTTGATCGACACTTAATTGAATCGTTTTCGTTAATAACTAGACGTCCCATAATCGCAGACTGCGACTGGTTACCTCTAACACGAAAATCTCTTATAAGATTTGTTTCACTTCCTGAAGAACTTTCAACATAACTAAATGTACAATTGACATCTACTTCTGCTGTGTTTGCTAATTGTGCGTTAATCACAATTGTTGTAAAGCCCGGAGGGGCTGTATAGATTACTTCGTTAACTGTGGTTATTACTGTGTTAACAGATTTAAATGAATTTTTTGGCATCTATGCGTCCTTTTATCACTATGATATTTAGTTAATAAAATTAGCAAGGTTTCTATATGTGAACCTTGCTAAATTATTAATAATAACCACCGTCCATATTTTGTTCAGTACCTTCAATTGTTACGTTACCTTTAATAATTAAATCATTATTAATTGTAGTTGTACCAAAGCTAGAACCGATATTGATGTCAGTACCTTGTCCACCAAAGTTAATAATTTCAGCAACTGTATCTACTAAGTTAAAAGCAGGATTCTGTGTAGTGATATTATTGACCGATATAGTACCGTCTACACGTAATCTTTCACCTAAGTCAGTAGAGTCAGTTGATCCAATAACTATTTGATCAAGGAATGTTTTTGTACCGCTAAATTCCTGGTCTCCTGTCAAACTAACAAACGCTTCTTCGTCAACGAGTAGAACGTCATCACCGTTAATTCTAAGACCTGGACCAATTACAACCCAGTTTCTAGTACCTTGTGTATCTGAAGCAGCAAGGCCTCGATTAATGTTAATACCTTTGTTATCTGCTTTAGCGGTATCAGGTACACCCCAATCCGGTTCAGCATTTTCCAAGTCAAGATATGTATATCTGTAACTCTCAGCGTTTAACGCTGGAGTCTTTTTGACTCTGTTACTTAATAATCCTATATTATGCATTTAGTGACTCCAATAAGCTTAATGTTAACACTAGTGCATCGTTTGTTGATGCTTGTGCCCGTAACGAGTTGTTTTCTTCTACCACAAGTTTACCTGTGATAGGACTTGTAGCATCGTTACCTGGAACTACAAAATTAGCTAGTAGTTCTGTTTGATCAGCAGTGAAAGCATCAAAGTGTAAAAAACTAGTAGCTGCTGCTGTAGTTGTTACATTTGATATTTGTGCCATCAATATGATTGCAGTTTTACCGTCTGGGGCAGTATATACAATTTCGTTCCCAGTTGTTAAGTCTGCTGTTATTGTCTTAAATACGTTTAATGGTTCGGCCATGATTTATTTCCTCTTACTGTAGTGACAAGATGTATGGTGTTAACACCGCGAATAGTGATCTATCAAAAGTCTGTCCAGTAATCGTACCAGACGCACGTTCAATAGTTAAGCTGTTACCAATTTTGAAGTCACCTTTTTGGTCAGTACTTGTAAAGTAAACTTTACCTTCGTTACTTTCCACTACCTGTTGTGCTTCAACTGGTTGTCCGCCTTTATATGGAACCGCTGATTGAATATTAGTTCCGGATCCAACCCACTCAAATGTTTGTCCACTTGCTGTAATCAAACTTGTTTGGTGGAATGTTACACTTTCGTTAATTCTCGGTACTGTTGTGATATTAACATCAAATGTAACTTGACTTGAGTAACCATGCTGTACTAGATTAACAATAATTGTTAACAAGTCCTTAATACGATCTGCTTCAAACGATGTTGCAGATGCGCCAGTTGTAGTTTGGATTACTCTATTTTGTAATGCAGACACAGTAATGTTACGTACAGCATCTGACATTATTTCTAGTAGATATTTAAATGTCTGTACTGTAGCATTCTTTGTTGGAACTGGTATTTGATAATTACCTCCGTCAAAATATTGCTCTGCTGCTAGATGTGCTTGTGAGTTACCACTGTAGAATATGTCGTATGCAACAGCATCCACAATGTATCTAATATCTCTTTCACACTTAGATTTAATGTAAGCATAATTTTCTTCAATGAATACAGTTGTTTCATCTTGTACTGTACGCTTTGCATTAGTTAGTGCAGTTGCGGCTGTTACTAGATCAGCTGCTACCCAAGCTGTAGCTGGAGTAGTTTCAGATACAGTTGGAATTACATTTGTTCTATTAATAGTATCATCTAAGAAACTTAACACATTAGTTATTAGTAATTTAGCCTGGTTACTACCAGCATTGCTGCTAGTCTGATCAACCGTTGTTGGATTAAATGCAATATCTGACTGTTGAGTAAGTGCAGTAACACCGGCTGTTGCGCCAATAGCAACTGCTTCTACTAAGCTTTCTAAGTGTCCGTATGCTGCTTGAGTTGCATTTACTTCTCTTAGTGTACTTAATTGATTTACGCCTTCGTCGGAGAAATAACTCTTACCAACTCTAAATATTTCACTGTTACCACCATATGTCATATCGTAATAAACTGCATCTAGAATATAGCCTACATCTCTCTTACATTTTTCCTGCACATAAGCAAAGTTTTCTTCAATAAACGCTGTAACTGCATCTTGCAATTCAACACGTTCACTTTGGAACTGATTGAATATAGCTTGCTGTGTAGTTGACGACCAAGTTCTTGCTCCATAAGCAACTGCAGGAAGTGAACCTTCTGCTGCTGCTTTGTCAGTTGCAGGGGTGCCTGCATTTGCAACATATGTATTTAGGTAATTTCTAACAACTTCAACACTATCATGAGCTGCTAGTGCAGGAGTTCCGTCACCGCCTGGTACTGTACCAGTTGCTGTAAATCCAGCTGTTGCTGTAGCGCCATATAAAGTTTCTGTAACTACATCATTACCAACTTGCTGAAGCAAGTCTGCTAGATATAAGTATGCTGAAATAGTGTTTGCTCTTTCAGTTGGATCTGAACCTAGTAGTAGTGCACCTGCATCAGTTGTATATGCTTGTGCTGCTGTGCGTGTTTCAAGATTAGTACCGTACATTAAATCATACAATGCTGCGTCAATTACTAGACCCATATCTTCTCTACACTCGGTATTCCAAGTACCAGCTGCTTGATTTAATCCAGCAGCATCTTCAATATAGTCTTCTACTGCATCGATAATCCATGTACGCTGTGCGCTAATGTTAAAGAATACATCTAATTTACCTTGATCATCTTCTGCTTTCTTAATTGCATTTGCGCTTGCACTTACAAATGTATGAGCAACTGCGCCTAAGCCACTGTTATCAAGATTTGGATCAATGTTAATAGTGTATGTATTGGCATCAGCTACTGCTGAAACAATAATTGCTCTGCGGCTTGCATACTCATTTGATCTTGGATGACTAATTTTTTCTAGTATACCACTTGCAGGAGCACTTTCACAAGTAAATGTTAAGCTCTCGTCTGCAATCATTACATAATCGCCTACACTTAAACCATGCGCTTCTGATGTAATAACCATTAAACCATCAGCTGGAGTATATGTAATAGCAGTCGGAACAATTGCTGCGCCTTCTGTCGGTGCTGGAAGTTTTCTAGATGGAATTGTTTGACTATCACCATTAGTAATGATATCATTTATTAGACCAATGTTAGCTGAAATACTTTCCTTTGCTCTTTCTGCATCTGCACCAGTTTGAATTACTAGAGCTAAAAGTAAATCTCTTAGTCTATCAAAACCTGCTATTGTAGCTGCTGTTTGAGTTGCTGGAAGAACTCCTACATCTTGTCTTAGATATCCTCTACCTGCTGTAATACTTTGTTGGTTTGAATCAAATACTAAGTCCCATGATAATGCATCAATTATTAGTCCAGTATCTCTTGCACAAGTAGCTCTGTCAAATCCTAGTAATGTATCATTAGTTTCAATGAATGCAACTACGTCTGCAATTATAAACTCTCTATTAGCTTCGATGTTATCTCTAGCTTGTTTATATGTATTTAAGTAAGTTCCTGCATCATAACCAGTTGGGCTTGGTGTTACATATCCTGGAACTAAACTAATAGTATCAATATCTGCACTTACAAATGTATGAACTTCAGTTGCTGCTGCGCCTGCGGCATCGCCAACGTTAACAGTAATACTAACATCATCTGCTGCTGTGATTTCTAAATCTGCTTGCCATGCTGGAGCTGCACCAGTTGCGCCGTTATAATCTGGATATGATAACGGAGTAGTCGTATCATACGCACATGTAAATGTTAAACTATTTGGTTTTAGTTTAATCTTATCACCAACCTTAAATGGATTTTCTCTAATATAAAGTTTTAGATTACCACTTGTGTCTGTGCCTACTGTTTTATATTCTGCATCATATGGCTGCCAAGTAGCATTACCTCTATCAAGAAGTGCAAGAATAACATTCATATTATCTTGTATAGACTTTTTAATCGGTTCACCTGTTGTTTTTGCTTTTACGTAGATTAAGTTACCCATACCTTTGCGGGCGCCGCCTGCATAGTATAGTTCTGTTGTATACTTGCCTCTAAGATCAAGTTCTACTCTACGTAGTGTTGCTCTAGCAAATCCTCTTTCGTACTGTGCTTCATCAACTGATACACCGTCTAAGTAGTAAGCAATACCAGTGTCATAAGTTGTACCACCTGCATTGTCACCATCTCTTGTTGTACTAAACACTAGAGGATGACGATTATCACCAAAGTAAGCATTAGTCGGCTCATCTTGATTAAAGGTATATACTGCACCTGGATCTAGTTCTATTATCGGCTGCTCTACACCATCTAAGTAGAATACACCAGTTGGTTTTTGCTCATATGAGTCAGCACCTACTGTTACGATAAATTCTTTATTTCCGCCTGGTGCTGTGTAAGAACCATTTGATAGTATTGCAGCGCTTACAACTTCTGCTGCTTTAACTTTTAAGAATTCAAATGCTGCTAGTGTTGCTTTCTTTTGATCTGCACTTACAACAGCAGCGCCTTCTCTAAAGTAAGATCTACCTGCTGTAATACTACGCATATTTGAACCAAACATTAAGTCAAACCCTAGAGCATCAAGAACTAGTCCTACATCTCTTTCACAAGTCTGTCTGTCATATCCGATTAGTGGGAAGTTTTCTTTGATAAACGCTACTGACTCTTCAACAAAGAATTCTTTGTTTGCAAGTAATATGTCTTTAGCATTAACTCTTGTTCCTGTAATTCCAGTTGGAGCAACATATTGGATTTGATCTTCAGCTGCATTAGTTAAACCATTTTCCATAACTCTAAGAACATCATCAAATCTTGCAATAAGATCTGCATACTCTGTTGTATCACCAAATACTTCAGTTAGTGTTTTAGCATTTTCAATAGCTTCTAATGGAGTAATAGCTCTTATAGTTGGGTTAGGATATGTACCTGGAACAACTGTTGCTGTAAACAATGGATCTGTTAAGATTTTCTCAACTTCTTTCTTCAAGAATTTGATTGATTCAATTGTTTCTGGTAGCTGATCGCCTTTTACAATAAACGCACTTGCTCTGTAATAACTGCTTCCTGCTAGTAATGACTGGTAGTTACCACCCATTACCATATCAGCTAAAACAGCATCTAAGATCAATCCAACGTCTCTTGAACACTTAAACTGATCATAGCTGAATGTTGTATATCTGTCGTCGATAAACTGTAGTGTATCAGCTTGTGCTACTGACTTGTTAAAAGTAATATTTGCAAAGTCATTTTGGAATTCTGACGCTGCCCAAGTAATATCTGGTAGCTCTTGCTCATCTAGCTTATTAACACTTCTATCTCTAATTGTATCTGTAACTAGTTTTAGTAGTGTTTGAGAAACTGCTGCTTCTGCTAGTGTACTTGCTGTATCATATGTTTGTACTAACAAGTTACCTGTAGCTTTTCCTACTTGTACACCTTGTACAATCTCTCCAATAATATTACTTAGATGCTCATATGCAAATATTGTTGCATCTGTTTCTTTAGAATCATCACCTAGTAAGTTTAGACCAAAGCTAAAGTAGCTTCTTGCAACTTCACGCATTGCGCTGTTACCGCCATATAGTACATCGTATGATAGAGCGTCTACAATAAATCCTACATCACGCTTACAACGTGTTCTGTCGTATGTGCTTGTTGGGAAGTCTGATAGTAGATATGCATTTATCAAATCACCGAAGTTATCGCTTGCTGCATCAGCTTTTGTTACAAGTGATGTAGCAAATGTGTTTGCTATAGCTGGTCTTGTTGGTGAAATTGGTAATACAACTGCATTAGCTGCTGCACTTACAAATCTGTGTATTCTATCTGCTGAAGTAGCACCTAGTTTACGTGCATTACCTATGTTAACAGTAATAGTTGTGTTACCTGCTTCTGCAACACTTAATACTCTTAATTCTCTATCATAACCAAAACTATCTTTGTCTGGGTATGTTAATGAAGTAACATGTGAATCACTTGCACAAGTAAATGTTAAACTATTACGTGCTAGTCTAATTGTGCTTGTACCTGCTACTAGTCCTGTAGATGTGCCGCTAAGTGTTAGTGTTAGTACACCTGATTCTGCATCATATATTGTACCTTCAGTTATGTTAGTTTCTGCTATCATCGAAGCATCAACTGATAGTGGATCACCGCCATGCTCAATAACATCTACAATATTTTGAATATCTGCTGCAATAGATGCATTAGCAGTAGTCCATGGGCTTACTGTATTTGCATTTGCAACTTGAGTTACTGAATTGCCTGTTGACGGTGTTAATGCACCGCCTTCAACAATTGCTTGTACCACTGCCGGTAAACGTGTACCATATGCTGCTACTGTTGCTGTAGTTTCAGGTGAATTACTACCTAACTGTCCTGCGACACCAACTCTATAAGCTAAAGCTGCTTGTGTAGTTGCATAATTACCGCCGTACAATGTATCATGTGTTAATGCTTCAACAATGTAACCTGTGTCTCTTTCACACTTAGTTTGGTTAAAGCTTAGATCTGAATTGATATAAGATATTGTTGAATCTACTGCTGTTCCTGATCCTGCAACAATTGCTGTTGCTGCATCTGTGAACGATACAGTTGTTACATACTGAGCACTTGCTGGTTGTACATCATCTGGTAATGTGCTATCAATGATTGCATTTGTAGCTGGTCCTACGAACTGATGTGTACTTTCTTCTGATGATACACCAATCTGGACGTCAAAACTATCACCTGCTACGTTACTTATTGTTAAGTCTGAGTTAAGTGCTGGATCAGTTGTTCTTGGATAGTAGAATACTTTTCTAAATCCATCACTTTGACATTTAAATCCAATGCTACGTTCTGCTAGTCTAATTGTATCACCATTTGAGAACGGATTACCAGTTACAGTAAGTGTTAGTACACCTGTAGTTGGAACATATGATGCCGCTGTTGGTGTGTAGAAGTTAGCCAATTTGTTTGCATTAATAGGTGCAACTATGCAAGTTTCAATTAACCCAGTTGAACTGTCTGCTAGATAAGTTGCTATTGTTGCTGCATTAGGTACTGAATTATCACTCCACGCTTGAGTTGGGTTAGCTACTAATATTACGCCAGTGAATCCAGCATCAGCTATACCTGCGCCGACTAACTGCTCAATAACACTTGCTAGATGTTGATATGCTGCTATAGTTGCAGTTCGTTGACCAATACCTAACTGTTCAGTATCGTTACCTACAAAGTATGCTTCGCCATTTAGTTTAGAACCAATGTTACCACCATATACTGCATCATGTGCTAGTCCTTCAACAATGTATTTTACATCTCTTGAACATTTAGCTTGATCCATAGATAGGTATATAGCATTTGCATTTTGGTTAATGTGTTCTAGTACTTCTTCTGCTAACGCATCTCTGTTATATGTTAAACGTGCTGCTGCATCTGCGCCACCAGCAATTGGAGTAGCCGGAGTTGGAATACTTAATGTTGGAACGCCTGCTGCGCCTCCTGGAAGCAATGTACTTGTAGCTCCGCTGTTAATTGCTGCGATAATAATTGCAAATAGTGAATCAATTCTTGTGTCTGCTGCTGCATCGACACTTGATAGTGCTTTTACAGTATCTCTTAAGAATTCAATAGCTGCTATTGTTGCTGATTTTTGGGCACTAATTACATAATCACTATTTGCTCTTGTGTATGCAATACCTGCATATAGTGAGTTATAGTTTGAACCTGTACGCAAATCTAATGCAACTGCATCTAATATATTATTTGAATCTCTACGACATTTTGTTTCATCGTAGTTACCAACTAGTATAAAGTTAGGATCATTTACAACATATGCTGACATCTCTGCTGCAATAAACGCTTTGTTAGCAAGTATTGCTTTTGCTGCATAAGCTGAGTCATTTGCTGCATCTATACCTGCAAATGTTAGCGCTGGAACTGCATTTGGAAGAGCACCAGTTTTAATTGCTTTTTCATCTGCTGTAATAAATGTGTGCGCTGATGTTTCTGTTGATACTCCAACGTTTACACTTATTGTTAGTTTGCCAGTGTCGATAACTTTTAGTGTATAATTAAATGCCGGATCACTTGTTCTTGGATATGCTTGTACAACATTGTTTCCGTCACTTGCACAAGTAAATTTCAAGCTGCCTGGCTCCAGTGTAATTGTATCACCTTGTATGAATGTATGCTCGCCAATTGTAAGATCCATAACACCTGTTGTTGGATCATACACAGCATTTGTTGGCGTTATGCCAACTAAACCTGCATCAAATATTGTTTTTACTGTATCAATACTTGTATTAACTGCTGTTACTGCTGCTGCATAGCCTGTACCTGTTCCGATAGTTGTAGCTGCTAGTGTTTTTAGTTTATCAAGTGCAGCTAGTGTAATTGCTTTTTGGAATGCGTTTGAAACTTTCTTAGCATTTCCTCTTAGATATGAAAGACCATTAGTTACACTGTTATAGTTAGATGAATACTCTAAGTCAATTGCTGCGCCTAGTACAACTAGTTTAACATCTCTTGCACACTTGTCGATATCATATGTAAAGTTTGCAAATTGATCATTTACATAATCTACAACTTTCTGTGATTCTACTGAAGCAATTTCTGATATTTCATTAAAGTCTTTGATCAAGTTAGCATCAGCACCTGTTAAGCTTGGCTTAACTAGTGTTGGTGTCGGGGTGCCTTGTATTCTAGCAATAACGATATCAAGTGATGCTCGAATAGCTGCAACTTCAGTGGCTGTTGCTGCATCACTATCAATAATTTGACGCATACTGTTGCCAACTGTTGGTGTATATACCGGATTGTTATCTTCACTAGTTGCAAGTACAACTGGTTCAATAACAGTTTTTAAATGGTTATAAGCATCAATTGTTGCTTGTATTTCGTCATCACCTAACTGGTTAGCTGTTCCTACAAAGTAGCTGTTAGCTGCTTGTACAGTTGCCGAGTTACCACCGTATAGTAAGTCAAATGCTGCTGCATCAAGTAGGAACTTAACGTCTCTCTTACACTTAGCTTCAACATACTCTAGTGTTGGATTGTTTAAGTTGATAAATGCTAATACTTCACTTGCTAAGAATTCTTTATTAAGTTTTAACTGCTCTTTAGCATCAATTTCATCTTGCGTTGCATTCTTAGGTGCATTCATTTCGATGTTTTCGTATGCATTAAGTAGTGTACTATCAAAGTTTGTGCTGTCAAATACATCTAAATCAGTTGTATCTGATTGTACAATCTCTACAATATCATCAATTAAACGTGTCATTCTTGCACGACCAATAACACTTAGATCTTTGTTTTCGTCTATCAATTTGCGTAGATGATCCATAGCTGCTACAGTTTGTATCAACTGATCTGTAATTACTAATTGTGCATTTACACGCTTATATGCAAGTGCTACTGTAATCGTGTTATAGTTTGTGTTTAGTGCTGCGTCTAGTGCAATTGCATCTAGTATAATTCTTGTGTCTCTTTCACACTTGAACTCGTCATATTCAAAGTTTGTAAAGTTATCTTCGATCCACTCAATAATCTCTTCAGATATAAAGTCTCTGTTAGCACGTAACAAGTTATGTGAGTTTTGCTTGTCAGTATCAACACCTGTTGGAGATGGATATACAATTGCATCTGCTGATGTTCTAGTACTTGTTTCACCATTTGTAAAGATGTCTATGATCTCATCAAATGCTGCTGTTGCTCTTGCTACACCAGTTGCTGACAATCCTGAGATTGCTAATGTTTCTGTTTTTAAGAATTCAATAGCTGCTATTGTTTGCGGCTTCTGCTCATCTTTAACAGTACCAATTGACAAGCTACCTCTTTGATATGATAGACCTGCAATAATTGCATTATAGTTAGTACCTAGAGCAACATCCATTGCAACTGCATCTAAAATAAGTCCTACATCTCTTGAACAAACTTCTCTATCAAAACGGAATTCTCTGAATGTTGTATCGATAAATTTAATTGTTTTAACTTGTAGGTTTTCTTTTTCAGCAAGTATTTTATCTCTAATTTTGTTTGCTGTTTCTGTTTGTAGATCAAAGTCTGGATCAATTACATCGATAAAGTCATTGATGAAATAATCTCTACGTATTTGACTTTCAAGTACATCAAAGTTTTTCTGAATTCTTAGAATTTCAGTAATTGTAGCTGCCGGAGTAGTTGTATCTTGTAGCACCAGTGTTGGTGATGTTGAAAGCTGTTCTGCAACAACTCTATTTGAACGTAGTATATCACCTATACGCTTTCTAAGAAGTTCCATTGCATCACCTGTTGCTTTACGCTGGATTGCTGGAATAATTAGTTTACCTTGTGTATAATATTGTCTTGCTGCATCATAACTTGCACTGTTACCATTGTATAGTCCGTCAAATAATGTAGCATCAATAATGTATCCCATATCTCTGCGGCATACTTTTTTATCATAAGCAAAGTTTGCTTCAATAAATTTTGTAATTTCTGCTTGTACATCATCTTTTTCACCTTGCATAATCAAGAAGTCTGAATAAAGATCGGTGCCATCTATTTCTAACGGATATGTTTCGTTTGCATTGTAGCCAGTGACCCAACTTGGATCTGCAGGCAATGTAACTGGAACAGAGCTATCGTTTTCAATTATAGTAATAATATCATCAACGAGTGCTTTTGCTCTAACACCACTTGGACCGTTGGCTGTTGTCAATGCACCTGCGGCAACTATTGTTTGCTGTGGATTAACTGGAGCAGTACCATTACCTAGTGTCAATATTAGATCTGCTAGGAAATTATAAGACTCTACAGTAGCAATTACTTCTGCTGCATTAACTCTTACAGTACCACCTAAGTTAGCATATGCTGTAAATCCAGTAGTACCATCTAGTGGAGTTGTTAGGGCTGCATCATCATATACTTCAAACACTGTGTCGCTTACTCTCTTAACAAAGAAAGTTTTACCTGTTAACTCAACAACACCACTAATATCTAGTAGTGTTACTTGTGCGCCGTCAACTAAGCCGTGTTTAATAGCTGTTGTAATTGTAATTGGATTAATTAGTTGAATACCACCAGCATTAACAATATCTATGTTTACTGAACGTGAACCTAATAAATCAACTGGACCATCTGCTGATGAAACAACATCTGAGAAATATGATTTACCAGCTATTAAGGTTTCCATATTACCGCCATATGTCAAGTCATATTTTAGTGCATCTAATATAAGTCCTACATCTCTTTCACATTTGTCGCCAGCATTATAATCTCGGACAATATTACCGTTAGCATCAGTTGACAACAATGCTGGGAAGTTACTATCAATAAATGCCTTTGTTTCTGCAACAATAAATTCTCTCGAATTTTCAATGTTTAAAATTGTTTCTGGAACACCAGCTGCATTAAAGTTTGTTGTATAGTTTGCTGTGTCGTTAGCTGTAATGTCTACTGTAGGAATACTTACTGCTGGAATTACTGATTCGCCATCTTGTACAATATCTATAATAAGATCCATACGGTCTACTATACGTTCTTTTGTATCATTATCAAATGTAATTTGAACAAGTAAATCTCTTAGTTTTCTAAATGATTCTATTGTTGCAAGTTTTTGCTCAGTTGGTAGAACTGTTAGCTCGTCACCTGGATTTACTACTGTAGTAGTCGGATCCATTGTTAATAGTGTACCAGTAATACCTGTTGTAGTAGTTGTTTCATCTGCAAGTACATCGCCTGCTATAACTTGTATAACACCTCTTAGATATGATTTACCAGCTGTAATTGAACGGAAGTTTGAATCAAACATTGCATCGTATGACACAGCGTCGATTATAAGACCAATATCTCTTTCACATGTTCCTCTGTCGTATCCTAGTAATGGATAGTTTTGATCGATATGAGCAACTGCTTCTTCAATCAAATATGCTTTGTTTTTCTTGATGTTTGTAAACGCTCTGTTTATTTCTGGTAGAACATTTGTTGGCATTGGATAGTTAATAAACGAATTACCATATGTTATACCATTTGCTGTAGCACTAATAAATGTGTGCTCAACATTACCAACACCAGTATTTACACCAACATCTACTGTAATTGTAGTATCTGTAACTGCAACAATTGAAACTGGAGTTTCAAATGCTGGATCTGAACCTGGAGATACTGCATCTGGATCTGCACTTTGACCTGCTACTTCTCTCGGATGTGTAATAGTTTGGAACTCATTATCATCGCTTGAATAACACTGGAATGTTAAACTATTAGGAGCAATTACAACTGTATCTGTTGTTGTAAAGCTATGCTGCCCAATTGTTAATGTCATAACTCTGTTTGCAGGAGTAGAAGTACTACCATAGTTGCCGAGAGCTGTTGGATTATACGCTGCATCTACTACTGTAAATGTTTTAAATGCATACTCTGACTTACTAATTAAATCAGTGATCAAATTAAAGTTTGACTGTACTCTATTGTATGCTGTAACTTTTGAAGCATTAGACGAAAAGTCATTAATAAATCCTAGTGCTTCGTCTCTTGCGTGATTTATTGCTGCTACTGTTTCTACTTTTTGATCTGCAATAACAAGTGCTGCTGAATCCATTGAATATGTTCTACCAGAAACTACTGATTTATAGTTTGTTCCTAGGACCATGTCATCTACAACAGCATCAATAATGATACCTGTATCTCTGTAGCACTTAGACTCATTAAAGTCTAGTAGTACAAATGCATCTTGAAGATAGAATATTGTATCATTAATTGCTTCGTCGTCAACTGCTTCAATATCAGCTACTGTTTGTACTTCGGTGGCATCATTAGTGTTGTCAAGTATAACTGGTTCTAAAGAAGCTAATGCTACACCGTCTGCGTCAATATGATCAGTAACAACTGCAACTAATTGATTAATTGTTTTTGATGCACCAGTGCCCGAACCTAACCCTGCAGATGCTCCAGCAGCGCTAACATCTGCCGCAATTTCGCCTGCCAAGAAGGCATATAGTGCAAGTGTTGCATTCTTTTGTCCGCCACCTAGTTGTGATATTTCAGTATCGTCGTCACCTGCAATTGCACCTACAAAGTATGATTTTGCTACACGCAAAGTTGCACTATTACCACCATACATTGTATCAAATGCTACTGCTTGTGCTAAGTAAGCCACGTCTCTTTGACACTTGGTAAATGTTCCATCTCTTACCATATCTTGGTATACTGATTTTAGTTCATTTGATGAAACAGTACCTCCACTAGCTAAACTTGAAAATTCTGTGTCTAGGGTTGAAAAATCAAAATCAACACCTGCGTTCCCATTCTGTAGGAAAGTTAGAGCATCAGACTGTAAAGCAGTAATACCGCCTATTATTGCTTCAGCTGCGGCTGCACGACTTGCTGCATTAGAATAATCAGTGCTTGTTGGAAAATTAGTTGCAAAAGTACCAGTTGTTAAGTCAGATGTTTGAGTTCCTGTATTTAATATATTAATTACTTCGTTTACAGCATTAATAAATTGAGTTCTGTCTGTAGCATCTGCAAAATTACCGTCTGCTGTAACTAAATCTCTAGCATATTGAATACCTGCGGCAGTTTGTGTTTTTTGTAGGTTAAGTAGATAAGCACTACTTTCCATTGTGTATGTTAATCCAACTACAGTTTGGTTGTACAAAGAATTTGTAACAGCATCTATTTTAGCTGCATCAATTATTTCTTGTAAATCTCTTGCACATTTTTCTTGGTTGAAAGAGAAATTATATTCTTGATTAACAAATGCAATTACATCATCTACAATTTGTGTAGATGCATTTGTGATTGCAGTTTGTGATGTTGTAAACTCTGCTGCTACACCCAATGTTGTAACATTTGGAGTTACTACTGCTGGAATAGTTGCAATTGGTGTGCCAGCAGGCGTTGCATCTTCAATTAATACTCCTGCAAATGTATCTACAAGTGCTTCAATTGTACCTGAAAGAGATGCGGCAGTAACTGCTGCGGAATTGTCTGGACTACCAGCACTTAATTTTGTACCAGGATCAACTGACGGATCAGTTAAAATTGCTGCAACCATATCTGCTAAGTGAGCATATGAATCAGCAGTAAGATCTCTTTGATCTGCTGGAAGTTGATCAATTCCTGTACCAACAATATAAGAATTCATAGCCGATACTGTTGCGCTATTGCCACCATACTGTGCGTCATATGAAAGAGCGTCTACAATGTATTGTACATCTCTTTGACACTTTTCTCTATCATAAACTACTGTAGTTGCACCAGTAGGATCAGCAGCAATCGCCGTTGCATTATAAGCATCGTTAAATGCAAGTACTTCTGCTTGTAAGAATGCAATATTCGCTTGTAAAATTGTTCTAGCATTTATACCATCTGTTACACCTAGTGTTGAACTAAATGTAAGTGCGTCGGCTACACCATCTCCTGGAACTGTAGTGCTTATTACACCACCGTCAAGAATCCCTTTTACATCGTCAAATCCTGCATTAGCTCTAGTTAATGAAGTACCGCTTAGTAAAGCTGCTGTTTCAGCTTTTAAGAAATCAATTGCGCCTTTTGTTGCTTCAAACTGTGCATTAACAACAAATTTAGCATTTGCTCGTTGATACGAAATACCGTTATAAACACTATTAAAGTTTGTATCTAGTGCAACGTCAAAACCTACACCGTCAAGTATAAGTTGACTATCTCTAGCACATTTAGCTTCGTCAAACTCGCCGCCTGTTTGATAATTATCTTTTACAAAGTCAACTGTTGATCTTTGAATTACTTCTCTATTAGCTAAAATTCTTTCTCTAGCAAAGACTAAATCACTATCTTCTTGACCTAATGAAGGACCAGTTACAACACCTTGTCCAACTTTAATCGGAGTAGCTTCTGAAATTGTATAAACTTCACCAGTGCCACTAAACACAGATGCGTTTTGGATAAATGGAACTGTTACTAGGTCATTCATAAACATCGAGTTTCTACTGATGTTAGCACCGGCTGATGCACCAAATAGTGCTTCACTATAACCGTCGGAAATAAGTCCGTAGTTACCAAATGATGTGTTCGAGTTAGTTAGTGAGCAAAAGCCTCCGCTTTCACACATAATTGAAATATCACATGAAATTGTAAAGATCGAAACAAGCTGTGTGTTACCTCTATTAAGATGATGCACACCGATACCACCCTGATTGTACTGTGTATAGGCGTCAACAACCATTGAGCGTAGACCAGTAACAACTGATCCGTCAACTCGCATACCTGTACCAGTTGTAGTATATGATGTACAGTTCTGTACATACGGTGAACACATAATTGATCCTGCGCTTCCATCTGGGGGGAACGATACTGCTGCACTAGGTGCAATGTAGTTATTAAAGCGCATATCCTTAAGGAAACAACCGTTGTTAACCCAAAATATATCTTCTGCTGGATTTTTTGGTTGTACAAATGTAGTTCTAAGTGAGTCACCAACAATAGCAACAAATGCTGGAAGTTTAACCGGATTGTCAACTGTGTGCTGTCCAGCCTTTACATATAATGTTGATCCCTCTGGAATATTTTTTAAAGCATAATCAATAGTTGCAAATGCGTCTCCTATTGTTTTACCATCGTTAGTGTTAGATCCGTCTTGTGTTACATAAAACACATTACTTGCGGCGTCTCTTGCGCCAAATTCTTTTATAGCAAAGTTACCACTTTGGTCTCTTTTCATAAACATTTTGCCGTCATGTGTGTTGACAGCTACTTCGCCTAGTTCTAGTTGTTCAATGGATGGGACTTTACCCGGCTCAGCACTTCTCTTGAGTCTTATTGTTGACATATAATCGTTCCCCTATGCAGACTGTGTATTATGTATGTAGTTTATAAACACAATTCTATTTATCAAATGCGACATTTTTTGGTTAGTTTTATGCTAATTTAACTACCAATTATGTGTATATATAATTTTTTAGAGATTTCGATCTGTAATAGTGGATAATAACGGTTTTTTTAGAAACTTCCTCCGTCAATATCACCTTCAATTCTTCTTGCTGTAAATAAGTTAGTTACAGTTGCATCGCCGTTGACAACTAGATTTTCTTCAAAATCTGTTCCCTCATTGCCGATAACAACCTTGCCTTCGTCAATTTCAAAATCAACTCCAGGTATTCTTACTTTGCTTATTAGCTCGTTACCTATTGTAACTTCGTTGTTAGCATCTTTTGAAGAAGGATTTGTATAGTTACCAATTATTATGTTGTTACTACCTACTGTTAAGCTGTTTCCAGAATTGTGTCCAATGATTACATTAAACCAACCTTCAGTAAGTCCACTACCGGTATTGTTACCAATAGCGACATTTAACTCTCCGTCTAATGCAGAGTTTACAAGTGATCCTTCACCAAGTGCTAAATTTTCGTTATTATTAATTGCATCACGTAGTTGTTCAATGCCAAACAAAATATCTCTATCTACACTTTCGTCATAAACAGATAAACTATAAAGCATAACATGTTTTGCTTCTAATCTACGAGAGAAGTAGGCATCGTCTCCTACATATAATTTCTTTGCGATGCCTACTCCTCCATCTACTACAACCGATCCAGAAGTTGCGCCAGTAGAATCTGTAGTATTGTTGAAGTTTGCAATTCCTTCAACATTAAAATCTTCTTCAACATTTAAATTACTTTGTTGAACCTGTACTGCACCCTCAGGTCCATTAGCAATTAAGTTAATGTCACCATTTAGGTTAAGTGCAGATATTTCGTTATTCTCTATTTCAATATTACCAAGAACAGCTCTGTCACCTTTGACTCCGAACTCTCCTACATAGTTTGCTCCAGATACGTAAATTACTTTACTACCAGTAAGCTGACTAGGTAAATTATCTCCGATAAAATTTAAGATTCCTGATTTATAGTCAAAGAACCATTCGTCATTATTACCACTACCAGCAGCAAATATTTGTGTACCAGTAGTTTGTGGATTTGCTGCTCCTGGATTATCGATATAAACTTTAATTTGATATGTAGATCCAAACTCCGGAGGTATCCAATTTATTATTGGCGTGCTATCAGTTTCAATTGTTCTCCAAGTACGTCTCGGTGATGCAGTAATATCTTCTTCACATTCAACTGTATCATCAACATTAGCACCTGCATCACTATAAACGTCAACAAGATTTTCAATATTAACAACTGGGATACTACTTGGGATAATATCTGAGTCAACCCAAATAGTATCACCTCTAAGTAATAATGGACTAGGTATACTTTCGTTGACCGCTGCTTTAATACCATTTACGTCAGTCTTTGAAAACCCATAACCAATTTTTTTCCAAAGAAAGTCTAACTTCTGTTCGTCTGCAATTGCCATCTTATGTCTGCCCTATGTTTAACGATGTAACACTTTGCCCTGCTGATAATGCTATTCTTACAAGAACAACATTGTCTTGAGCGTTACTCATATTTTCGCTACCTAGTGTCATATCATAACCACCCGATAATGATTGATTTGGTATTATTCTATCAGCACCTGTGATTGCACAACCGTCTGATCCGTTACCAGTACCGCCTGCATTTCCATCGATTGCACCCGGAACACCTGCACCAGCATATTGTGTAGAACAATCTAACCAGCCGTTTAGACTACTACCATTGTCAATTGCTGTACCTGGTGCTGCTATCCATACGCCAGCAACACCACTAGGTGCTGTAATATTAATTGCAAAGTTAGCAACAACTCGTCTACGGAATGCCATTGTAAAGTATTGTGTATTTGCTCTTGTTGCAGTATTAAGATCAGGACCTAATGGAAGATAATTTGTATAGTCTTCTACATTGTGTTCAATTTCGCCTAGTCTAATAATTGCTTCTCTAATATTTGCAATTCCGCCTGCTGCTGATATTCCTGAATCTGTACCTTCTGTATAAACATCATTTGTATAAAAATTTGTTGAACTAGTGTATACTGGATTGTCTACAGGGTCAGTATCAAAATCATGTATTCTAATTGCGTCATCTGTATAAACGCCATTTCCTAAACTACTTGCAACATCAATTGCAATTTCACTAATACCATATTGTCCTGATGTATGTAATGCAATTGGTATACTAGTTTCTTGTCTATACGACGAGTAACCATTTAAATTTTGAATTCTATAACGCACTGAATCAATAGTCCTTCTACTGCTTGTAACAATAGGAAGTGTAAGATCATTTAATACATAACCTGTTGTTTTGCCACTATCAGCAAAAGGATTGCCGCTGCCATCTAATAAAGGCACTGCGCTCTCAATTGTTGAATAGTTGTAATATGTTTGTGTAATAGCCTGTCCAGTTTGGCTTTCTGGACTAGTTGATGTATCTGAATTTGCTTGGACAATTTGAGAACTATTCAAGTAAGCTTGGCCTATCCAGTTTTGTACTGTCACGCCTGTTAATGTTAGTGTTGGATTTCCTGAGTTATAATACGGTATACCAGAAATATATCTGTATGTTCCTGCGTTATTTTCAATAACTGTTCCCGCTGTAATAACCGGAACTGAGTTTACATCATCCTTTACAAATTCAACTAAATTTGTATCTCCATTTACATCGTGGCGTAATTGGAATGTGCATAGACCAAATGGAACTGCACTTGCTGTTTCTTCTACGTGAGCTCTATAGCCAAAGAAAGCATTAGGATAAAAAATACTATTAGAAAACGATGTTGATCCACCAGTTGCATTTAACAGATTGTAATCACTTTGTGCATCTATTTTTAAAGCAAAGTTACTACCGCTATTAGTGCTTGCTGAATTAGTAAAAGTTCTTGTGCCGGCAGTAGCTCCATTTACTTCAGCAGTTAATACTGGAGCAGAAATTAAACCGTCATAATAGTCTGATTCTTGTCCAGTCTCAGCATAAGAGTAATTAGTAAACGTAGTTGTTTTAATTGTACCAGACGTTGATACTGTTCTTGGTAATGTAGTGCCTGCAACAGAACTAGTTGCTAAATTTGCATCATTATTAGTAAAATTTGCACAAAGTCTAGCATTACCAGTACCTCCACTAAATGAAATAGTTTTAGTACTTAGACCGGCAGGATCAACTGGATCATTTTCGTATACTTTTAAAGTTTTAGATGTACTTAGAGGAAGAATAGTTGGATCACATGATTGGTGATCTGTCATAGTTAATGTTACAGTGCTATTACCAGTTCCTGTTTGTGTTCCGTCTAGCCATGTGTGTGCAAGTCTAGGACCTCCTGATCCACCATCTTCGGTATCGTCTGGTGTAATCGTTTCAGTAATTCCGTCTCCCCAGTTTACAGTATATGTAACTGTGTTATCTAAACCGTAGTCAGGACCTGTGTTAGTTGTTATGTTTTCTAATGCTAAAGAATTACCTTCTATAACATATAGATTATTTCCTGAAAGTATACTTCCACCACTTGTACTTCTATATAAATTATATCCCATTACTGGATCTTGTGTGTAAACTAGAATTAAATTTTCTTGTAATAAATCACTATCGGTTCCTGCACTACCAGGAACTTGAGCATTTGTATTTCTTACTGTAACTTTTACAGTAAACAAGCCTCCTAGCGGAGCATCATAAACAAAGGATACAGTAGACGGATTAGTTCCTACATATACACTATTGTGTGCACCTGAAGGTACATTATATGTTCCGCCGGCGCCTTCTATAAGAGATTTAATATATTCAAATCTATTGTTTACATCCCAGTCAACTTCTACTCTATTATATTCACCGTCTACATTTAGATTAAGTGTAAATGTTTGGCCACTACCTGCTGCTGCCGGTGACGGTGTAGCAGCATCAATATCTCTAATAAATGTATTGTTTCTAATATTATTCATAGACTCATTTAATAAGTCGATTGCTTCTGCAATAAAAGTTTTGTCGTCGATAATATCTTCTTTAGGTACACCATTTTGTTCTGTATTTGCGCTTAGAAAGAATGCACCATCGTTATAAACACTATCCTCCGGAAATCCCATTGGAATGTTATCGCCTCGGTTAGTAGCAAGATTTTCTTCAAAATATCTAATCATGCCGCCTTCGGTGATTAAGTTTACATCCTTAGCTGCTGATGCAGAATATGTAGAATGGTCGTTGTTGACATCTCTTACTTCATATCCATTTAAGTCAAAATGTCTAAGATACATTGTATCCCAATATTTTGTTTCAGAGCCTAAATCAAAACCTATCACAGCAGTTGAATCAGGAGAAGAAGAAATTGCATTTATATTTGGAAGAACATCACTGTTTACATCTGCATTAAAAGTAATATTGTCTGTATTTTGATCACCTAAAACTAAATCACCGTCAGCAGTAATTGATCCAGTAGCGTGAATGTTACCGTCTACTTCTAAGTTAGTAAAAATATTTACAAAGTCAGTAGCAGGAGTTGGGGTATAAACATTTATGTGTCCAGTAGTAGATTTAATTTCATTACCATCTATTTGGATATTATCAATGTCCATCAGTACACCTTGGATACTGTTTGTTGAAATTACATCTGGTACAGTAACCTGTGTAGCTATATTAACATCTTTACCTATATCAACAATACTTCCGTCGGTGGGATTAATAAACAAATCTCCATTTATAGTAGTAATACTATTATCATCAATTCTTATATTGTTTACATCAAGTCTGTCTAAGAACATGTCAAAGCCATCGGCTTGAGTAAAATCGCCTATAAGTTCTGTTCTGCCAACTAAATCAATAAATGTTGTTTCAATACCAAGTCTATCTCTTGATGTTACTTGTATGTCTCCATCATTCGGTCTATTACCAATTCTTTCTACTCTTAAATCAGGAACGTCAACTTCAACTTCAGCTTTAATTGAATCTCTAAACACAGCAGGCTCTGAAGTTATAGTTGTTCCTAAAAAGTTAATTGAGTGTACAGTACTGTCATCGCCCGCTGTACTAATATTAACATCTCCGTCAGTAGCAGTAATATTTGTATCGATTGCTGATGTTAAATTTAAATTAGCAACTGATGTACTATCACCTGCGCCAGCAGATATATCAATGTCGTTAGTGACACTAGAAATAGTATTATCATCGATTAAAAGTTTATCATCGATATTAATAAACGCATCAGTACCGAGAATGTTTAGTCCTTTAATAATTGTTGTTTTACTTAAAAGTCTAATTTGTGTGTCAGCGTTAGGATTTCCAAAAGGATCAGTACCTATTGGTCCTGCTTGTAATCTTAAATCAGTATCATTAGAAAGTATCTGTATAGTGTTTTGATTGAGTAACATGTTTTCGTCAATCTCAACTCTACCTGTGTCAACTTGTGGGGTACTTACTATGCCATCAACATTTAAATTAATGTCAATTTGTGTGCTTCCTGTTACAGATAAATCTCCGTCAATGTTTACATCATTATTTAAATCTATACTTTCACCACTACCAGCAGTAACAACAATGCCTCCTGCACTAGCTGTAATAGTTGTATTACCAGCGGCGTCTTCGGTTATACTAACTTGGCCAATATCAATATTAGGTGCAGTAATAGTTCCGTTAGTAGAAGTTATATTATTATCTACTGTTAAGTTTGCTGATGTAGTTACATCACTATTAAGTTGTATTTCATCTGTTGAAGTTGCAGGAGTAAGAACTAAATTTCCACTAGTAGTACTAATAGTTGTAGTATCCATAAAAATGTCAGCTACTTGTAAACTAGTTTGAAATATTGCAGTTGTACTTCTTAGTTCTCCAGTAATATCAAAATCAGAGGTTGGTGAGCTATTGTTAATTCCAACTCTGTTGTCGTCTACTGATAGATATAATATTGCGGGGTCGCCGTTCTCGTTATTAAAAAATACGTCAACTCCATCTCGTGATAACTCACTCTTCAAGACCTGACCTGAAATACGCCCTACAGCCATTACTCTTCCCCCGGGGATCCTGTCCCACCAACCACTTTCTCATCCGCTTGGTTACGGTTCTTTGCGGGTTGACCACAGTTTGTCCTGAAGATTAGCCCTCATAGCTATGCCTCATTAATATTATTTATCGTAGAATAGAAAAAAGATAAGTTATTTGTTAAAGTTATGTAGTACAGTTACATCTTTGCCGATTGGAACAGCTGATGAAAATACAATATACCATCCTGCCGCATACGGGCCATTTGGTCCTGTTAATGTGCCGTCACTTTGCGTAAGTGTATAATTTGTTGTTGCTAACTGAAATACATTTTCAATTAGAACTAACATTGCTTGCGCACTATCCGGTGCAGTAAAATCTGCATCTTGGTTGTCAAGTGGACCGAAAGTTGTTTCAGTACCATCGTGTCCACTGAATGTTTGTTGAACAATTGCTCTTGGTTCTTTAAAACGAACTTTTCTCCAAGCACTATCTTGATATGATTCAAATTCTTCCGAAGTTGTATTATATCTCATATGACCATTATTAGGAGTCACAGGTCTTTCTGCTTCTGTACCTTTTGGTATAAGCATTACTCGTCTTGTGTCCATTACAACTTGTTCGTTAACATCGAACACAACTGCATTTCCTAATGGTGTTTTATTACTTGTAGATTGTCGTTTTAAATATTTCATTATAGTTCCAAGAAGCTTGTTGTTGCTGAAAGATAATTAGCAGAAGAATCTCCGCCTGCTGGATAATCACCATTGATAACAATTTTATCAAATTGCTCCATAATTATTTTTTCTGTATCAAAAGTAAATGTTTCACCTGCTGGTAACGGTAAACTTTTAATTACTGTATTTAGATCACTAATTGGATCGCCAGTTTTTACAAAATGCATTGTAAATGATGCTGCATTTGCATCTGGATCTGCCGGATCTGGTTCGGATGTATTACAAATCATAATTACAGTAACAGCAAATCTAATACCTGCTGGAACTTCAAGTAATTCTGTATCTTCTACTCCGATTTGAACGCTTTTAATTGCCATTGTCTTTTACCTTTTTAAAATATAATTCCGTATAGAATAGATTTACTTCTACTCACTAACTCGTCTCTTGTTTGTTCTTTGTTAACAAAGTATATACCTGTACCACCAATTGACTGATCACTTGCATAAATCTTTACGCCATCAGTTGGTGTTGCTGGAACAAGTAATGGATTTGGAAGTTCTTTAATTGCAAGATTGTTATCAACTAATACACTTTGGTTACTTGTGTGTTTAAGAACTAAATCAACACCCGATGATACAGTAGTAAGTTGGTTATCTTGAATTTTTACGCCATCGATCTCTGCTCTATCATCGTAAAAGTATGCTAAAGATACATTATCAATCTTAAATTCAACAAAACTTTCAAGATTACCAATAGCAACGTCCTTTGATAGTGCTTCAACATATGTAATACCACTTCCAATAAATTCATCACCTGACGCAATACGTCTAATACCAACGAAACCTAAAACAGCATCGTCAACATATTTTTTATTTGGTATGTGATCGTCTTGTGTAACGTTACTTTCATAGTTAACAGTGCCTTCAACACTTAGTACTCCTGATCCTTGGCTGATTAAAAATAAATTTCCGCCACCTGTAACAATACTATTTGTTTTTAAACCTATTAAGTTTCCAATATCGTCACGTAATATAAATGCACCACTTCGAGGCGTTACATCAATATCAGGATTTTCATCATCACCTGGATCTAACCAAGTTACATTTTCATCAAATAAAATGTAAGCATCACTAAATCCGCCACGGTCAATACTTATACCACTTGAGTTTGGAGCACCAGCAGTTGCACTACCTGTAACTCCGGATCCTGTTTCACCTTGGTTAACTACAATAACATTGTCTCTAACAGTTAAATTTTCAGACTGAACAGTAACCGTATTACCTTCGACTACCAAGTCGCCACTAATTCGTACTGTACCAGTTTCAATACCTGTGTTAAGAGAAATCTCTCGTCCAGGTTCAACTGATATTTTATAATCTCCGTCTACTACTTTTAAAAACTTTGACATAAATTACCCTCTTTCTGTCAATAAAAGAATATTAGATGTTGAATCGTGATCTATAGTAAAATGATATCTTATATTTTTAAAATCAAACATAATATCCTTTATTACCTTTGATATTAAAACAAAACTAACATTATTTGTTACTAATCCTTTTATTGTCATTTCATCTTCTTCTAAATCTTCACTGTTTCTTTTATTAACAAGTGTGCATATTCCTTCATTTCCAAGATCATCTTGAACTTTGAATTTTGTATCTGATATTTGTGCTAAGATAACACCAAAAGGAGAAACCTTAGCACAACCAATCTTGACTGTTACTATTAAATCTTTTAGATAGTTTACTACTGTTCCAAAAACATTAACAGGTCTAGTCATTACTCAATCCTTATGCGTCTTCAGTAAAATCATCATCATCTGTGTTAGCAACGTCATCTGCACCAGCTTCTTCAACTTGTGCTGCGCCGTCTACTAGTGATGTTGCAAAGTTCCATGCTACACTTGCGCCGTCATACAAGTTTGCACCTGTTGCACTCGGTGCTGACAATGTAGCTTTACGTCCAGCAATTTTACTTACTGTGTATGTTTCTTCATCATCCATTTTAAATGATATCGACATTTCACCTGCTGCTAGTGCTGCTGGTAGTTTTCCAGTTGTTAGTACACATGTATGTACAGTATCAGATACTCCTGTTTCTGAGCATACAAATCTCTTAGATCCTTTTTGCTTTACAATGAAGCCTTCTTTTACGCCTGCGCCGTCGTGAAAGTTTACTTTAATTTCATCTCCTGCACCTGGGCCTGTAGTAGCATCTGCAAATAGTCGTTTGTTTAATGGTCTTCCCATTGTTTTCTCCTTGACGTTCTAGGTCTACGCGGTGGGTCCGCATAAGTCTTCTTACGAAGCACTTTTAGACTAAGTATTTATCTCGTTTGTTAGGAATACAATTTATAAAATCTCTAACAATGTCAAAATGTACGCTTAAAGTAGAAAATAATTCGCCATTTAGTGTATTAGCAACGGTGCTATAACTAGTTTTCCCTATATCTGAATAATAATTTACATCAATACCATAATTAGGAAATATACCTGTTACAAACAAACATGTATCGCCGAGAGTTTTAGCATCGCTAGTACGAGAC